TCATTCCTTGCCACTATAAATAGCTGTTAGTTGTCCATCTTCATCCAAAATTCCAGCTTCCTGCAACTCTCTCAATATTGAAGTTCTATCAATTGTATAACCCTTTGCTTTGTTTTCTTGCACTTTTTTAAGTTCTTGAATCCTTGAATCTTGTTTTTTGATAAAAGCAATAGTTTCTCTATGTTCTATCTCTATTATTTTTTCAATAATTATTGCCATACTCTCATCCTTATTCTCTTTTTTAAACATACTATCACCCCTTATGGCTTATTATAACCCATAAAAAGCGGATTTAACGTCGAATTAAATAAAACTTATTATTGCCCTCCCAAAACGCAACGTTCATATCTTTTTCCTTATGCTTATAATAACACGGAAAATTGCGGTTGACAATACTTTGAACTATTTTTCGCCTTATTTTAACTATAATTTTGTGTAATTTGTGCATATTTCAATTCTCCGTTTGCTCATTTTGTACAGTTTTCTTACATATATATTATTCACGTTTTCTCTGTTTCTTTCCACTTACGGCTAAGAGAAGTCCTTGTCATTTTTAACGATTGACAAATCGTAGTACGGACTGTATATTATTATAGCATCGTTTCATATAACTATAACCGGCAGTTGTCAGTCTCTGAGGGCTTACCATATAATTTATTTAGGTCTGTCCCTGCGAACCCACCGAGTTTATACATTGTTACTTTACCTATTTAGTTTCCTTATAACAGGGTAGTAGTATAAGTTTTACGGTTTTCCTCGCATATTGTGCCTTCGTTTATCGTATGTATTCATACTTATCATAGTCTAAACTCCCCTATCGGAGAGAACTCCTATGATGTCGGTAATTTCAAAACAATTTGATTAGTATGCCACTAACATACTAATGCCGACATCTTTTATTCCGAGAAATGCTCCTAATCCTGCGCCTGCTGTGGGGAATAATCCAAAAAATCCTGTAATCTTGTCAAGACCATCGGCAAGGAAGTTTACAAAGTCAAGAACTCTCTTCATGTCTTCTGTATTAAAGAGATTTTGAGCAATTCCAGTACCAGTTTCAGATAAATGATTTAATTTATATTCTATGGAGTCCATAGCTACACTTAATTCTGCATCGGCAGAGCCAGCACTATTAGCCATATCATCCATTGCTTTTTCTGCTGCACTGAAATTTGACAATACAGCAGCACCTATGTTAGCCCTATGCTTACCAAACATAAGTTCAAGTGCCTCTGCACGTTTTTTATCGGAAAGATTGTCCCATACATCGCTTATTTCTTTTAAGATTTGGTATGTACTTTTGTAGGTGTTGGCATCTTGCATTATAGATACACCTGTTAAATCATAAAGATCACTCTTTATGTTTTGAAGTGTACCGTCTACTTCGTCGCCTTCTTCTGAGATTCCACGAAGTCGTAGTGCAACTCTATTTACATTTTAAGTTGTTCGCAATTCAACTTATTATTACTTATGGTTAGCCTTAAATTACGCTATGTATTTTTTTATCTCATTGGTTAAATAATTTTCCATATTGTCATATTCCCAATATGGAATTTCTATCAAGGGAATTTTATTATCTTTACAATATTGTCTTTTAATTTCATCACGCATTTTGACAATTGAATATTGATCCTCAGCCCAATTATCCCCTTTGCCCGCAAAGTCTACTGGATAATAGTGCTGTTGCCCCTGATATTCAAAAAGAATTTTATTTCTCGTATCAAAAGCATCAAACCTAAGTTTGTTTATATGAACACAATCTTCAAATGTGTATTGTTGTATCAAATTAAACCCCAATTTTTCAAGAATAGTAATCATTTTCTTTTCACCCATAGATTGATTGCAATAAGGACAGCCCTTGCCCCCTTTGTATAAAAAATTACAAGGAGTGGTTGCGAATATGTAATCATGTGTGCTACATTTAAACCTCATTTTAGCATGAGCATTAGTATACTTGCTCAAAATTGTTATATTAGGGTTAGTTTGATGAACTCTTGTTGCAAAATCTTCATCTGATAGTTTTCCAATTTCTTTCAGATGCTTTTTAGCACATTCGGGACATCCGGCAGTTTCATTCAGTAGATTGCTTGCGTAAGATTCCCATTCGCACCCATCAATAAGACATCTGCACTTAATGGGGTTGTGACTTCCACAGTATTCTCCAATAATCTCAATGTTTTTGTTTACCGCATTCATTTTCTTTTTAAATTCTACAGTAGTTATTCTGCCACGAGAATCCCAGTTTTTCTTATGTCCACATAGTTTGCATCCCCCACCATATAGCAAAGTGGATACATTCCCATCCCATTCATAGCCATCAATTTTACACCTGCATTTTACTTTTGTACCCCAATTTTTATAGTCAGATAAAATCTCGATGTTAGGATTAATTCTTGCCATTTCTTCTTTAAAAGTTTCCTTTAATTTGGCATGATTGCAAAATTGACAAGGGTTTTTATTGTGGACAATTTTCTCTACAGGTAAAATTTGTATTCCTTTTTCTGTATGTTTCTTACAAATGAACTTTAACACCCTTCTATTTTTAGAATTATATAAAAAGTTATCGAGACAGATATAATCTAAATCTTTTTCCTTACAAACCTGTTTTAGATAACGTTCTGTATATTTTAATGTCCCCATATTATAACTAGCTGTTTATCCTTTCTGTTATCTTTTTAATAATAAGCAAAGCGTTTTATTCTTACTCTATTTTCATACATCCATAAACCTTGGAATTTGTTTCTTTACACACCGTATAGTAACACCTTTTTTAAAAAAGTCAAATCAAAAACTTTACTTCTAAAGGATATTTTAGCCTTTGTTACTAAAAATGCTCCTTTTTAAACAAAAATTAGTAAAACATTTTTTCGTTTTATACTATTTCAATTATCATAAGTAATAACTCATATTTTCACATGAGAATAGACTATTTTTTAACCACACTATTATTAATAGTAGCAGTCATACCTTTTCCATTTAAGAGATATTCTCTCACTCCATTTGCGATTGAGCCGTACTCCTATTGATTTGGATATTCAGGATTTCCACCTTTATTTTATATCTAACTTTGTTAGCTTTTCCAAATCCCGACATGGGGATAGTCGTTGAACCTTTACCCTCGTCTTATCTGCCGTATGATCTACGGATTACGTTAGGGTACTTGGCTGCAAGAACTACGATTTTCTTCTTATACTTAGGGTTTCCCCATATATAAATCCTTATGTTTTTTCCGCTTTCGCACCATCATATAGTAGTTTTCCTCTATATTGTGGTATAAGGCTTTACGTTTTACCTGCAATTAAATATGTTTCCTATGCACATTTCTGTACATAAAGACAGTTTATGTTTGTCTTAAATCCATTGCCAACGTTTTCATCTTGTGTTATTTCAAAAGCAGCAGTTTCAAGGGCTATTGTTTCTTCTAAAGTGTTGTTTGCTTCTGCCATAGCCGAAACAGAATCTTGTAACATATTTACTATGTTTGTATTATCTAACGCAAAATTGTTGCCAACTATGTTTATAGGCGACATAATGCCATCTTTAACATCGTCAACATCCATTTTATACGCTTTCATAACAGATACAAGACCGTTCGTTGCTTCCTCTGAAGTCATACCGGGTGAAATCAATTTAAACTGTGATGAAAGTTTAGCCATTTGTGTACTTGCTTCTGCTGTACTATAACCAAGACGAGACCAAGCACTTGCCTGATTGATTATTTCTTCAGTGGTGACACCCATCTGTTTAGCCACGTCATTTGCGTCATAATAGAACTGCTTTAATTCATCACTCGTCATTGATGTAGTTTTACGCAAATCTACCAATGCGGTGTCTAAAGAAACAACTGTAGACACACCTTGTCTAACAGCCGTAATTCCTTGCATTACAATAGCTGTAGCACTTGTCCAATAACTAAAAGACTGCACTCCTTGCTTAATAGTATCAAAGAATGAAAGCCCCAACTTGCCAGCTCTCCTCGCAGCATTTTCTATGCCATTAAGTTCTAAACCTATAGCTCCAAATTTTTCTTTGGTGACACCAGCCTCATTGTTCAAATCAGAGAGCATTCTTTTTAACTCTGTTCCCCATTTACCGTGAGTTGCAGTATTCTTATCATAAAAACTCTGTATCTTCTGTTTTAACGAATCCACCTGAGAAGTCTTAGCCAAACTTGCGTTCATAGAAGTAATTGAACTTGTAACAGTTTTTATCTCGGCATTTAGCTGTTTTTCTGCTTCGATAAGTGCTTTTTGATTAGCTTCTGTATTACCGCTATCTTTGTTAAGCGTTTCATAAGCTACTTGCAAATTGGATAAAGCCGTAGACAAATTTGTTGTACTAATTCTTGCTTGCCCGTTGCTTGTAACCCACAGGTTTGTTTTTGCTACAAGTTGTTCAACTTTTGCACCATAAGTGTCGGTATCTAATCCAAAACTGATTTTATCAATCTTTTTTAGTCTATTTGCTTCTGTTACGAGTTCTTCAATCTGTTGCTTTGCAGATTTTAAACCTTTTACATCCCCAATCTGAAGATTTTTGAATGTAGCTTCAAGATTATCAACTTTTGCTTTAAACTCATCAACATAAATTCCTTGCTGTTCCCATTGTGACTTTAGTTTTGAAACACTATCAAGAGATTTATCAACCTGAGAAGTATATGCTTTATTGTACTTTTCTTGTGAGATTTTTACTACATTGTTAAAATCTTTCTGCTTATCGTCACTATTAAGTCCCTTTTTATCAATCTGTCCTTGATTATAAGAAATTCTGCTTGCTCTTTTCTTGGCTTGCTTATTTAGTTCCTCTGTTTGTTTTTCTCCAGCACTAAGAATTTGTCTTTCAATATCAAGCTCTTCTTTAGCAGATTTTGTCTTATTTTTATAATAAGTGGTTTGTTCTGCCATTTCTTTCTTTTGGGCATTAAGAGCTTCTCCAGTTTCATTAGATAAATTTTTAGCCTCATCTAAATGGTGAACATAAGATTCCGCACCTTTAACAATATCATCTGGAAACAAAAGAGATTTTTCTTTATCTGATATTTCTACTAAAAAGTTGCGAGTTTCTTTTAATTCCCCATTTGTCTGTTCAATATTAACTCTAAAAGACTTTAATTCACCTGTATCAAATTTCTGATTGGTTATCTTAACTTGCCCAAATTCTTGGTACTTCTGTTTGATTTTGTCTAACGTTTTAGCAGCATCCACAAAACCATTTTCGTCCAACTCAACCTTGAGCGGGGCACTATCTCTCATGGCACTCCATAATTCGTCAAAAGACCTCTTAGATGTTGCTACAGCATTAGACACAGTTTGAGTAACGCTGTTGCTTATCTGTTGTCCAATTTTTTGCCCAACACTCTGTGCTTGATTACCCACGTTTACATTTATGTTACCAATTTTAATGCCTTTCAAAGCAGAATTAATCTGATTTACAAGTCCATCTAAAGTAGCTTTATCTATTGTAATATCTTTAAGCCCAATCTGTAGATTATTGAGCTGTGAAGTTATATTTTTTGCAGTATCAGGACTTATTTTAGCTTCGATTTCTAACTTGCCGATATTGCTCTTTATAGCGTTTATGTCTTTATCAATCTGTTCTTTGCTCTTGTTTATGTCAAGACCAGCCAAAAGACTTATATTAAAATCATTTGCCATATTTTTTGCTCCTTTCTTTAAATTGAAAAAGTTGCTACTCAAAATATGGACAAATATATCCATATTGAGAAAATTCCTGCTTCTACCTATATGCTTTTGTATTATTACTAATACTACTCACAAGTTCCTGTATAGTCCACAGGCGTAAATTCCCGATTAGCCATCGGTACACACTTACAATAGCTTATTTATGCTATGCTGTAAGTTTGACAATCTCTAAGATTAAGACTTGCATTGTAATCTCTATCTTCCGTATAACCACACTCATTACAGTGATACGTTCTATCTGATAATTTCAAATCAGATTTGACACTACCGCAACAATGACAAGTTTTACTTGAAGGATAAAAACGATCAACAACTCTTAATTCAATTTCACATTCATTGCATTTAGCAAGTAACTTTGTTCTAAACTCAAAGAATTTCTGCTGTGCAATTGCTTTTGCAAGATGTCTGTTTTTCATCATGCCTGACACATTCAAATCCTCAATAGTAATCCACATTGGTTTGGTTTTCACCAATTCTGATATTACTTTGTTTACATAATCTGTTCTTATGTTGTCAAGCCTCTGATGAAGTTTCTGTACCTTTAGCTTTTGCTTTTGAATATTTTGTCGAGTAGCTTCTCCTTTCAAATTTTTGTTAAGTTTCTTGTAGCTTTCGTATTTCCTCGATAAGCTACGCTGTTCTCGCCTAAGTTTCTTTTCGAGTTTCCTTATTTGAGAGCTTTTGTTGATATTCTTATAAGTTTTGCCATTTGAGCAAATAACAAAATCTTTTAAACCTAAGTCAATACCTATACCAAATTCATTTAATACAGGCTTTTGTTGTTCCTGTTCTTCAACTAAAACAGATACATAATATCTACCCGCTTTGCAAGAAACAGCTCCGCTTTTGATTGTATGTGTATTGGGGTTTGTAGGGATATAACCTTTTTCTTTTAATCTTACCCAACCAAGCGTAGGAATTTTAATTCTGTGTCTTTCACAAGGGATAATTACCTTTGCATTGGTTCTCACGAAATACATTTTTACATCTGATTTTGCTTTCTTCTTAAACTTTGGAAAACGAGAATTTCCCCTAAAGAAATTCTTAAAAGCTCTTTCAGCGTTCATAATGCTTTGTTTAACCGACTTGCTACTAACTTCTTTTATCCAGTGAAATTCTGGGCTATTAGGAACAAACTCGTTATTTAACCACTTAGAAAAATCCATTCCGGATACAAAACGTTTCTCGTTTTTATATATCTTTTGATTGTGAGCGAGATAAAAATTGTAAACATATCTACAAACCCCAATAGTGCGGTTAATTATTTGTTTCTGTTCAGGGGTTGGGTTTATTTCTGTTTTGTAACTCTTTAGCAATTTTTTCGTCCCCTTTGCTATAAATCTTAGAATTGGTTTCTTTGCGTTCATTATAGCACTCCTGTGAATTGTTGTCAAAGGAAAAAGATATAATCTTTTGGGAAATATCACTGTTTAAATTAGACAAAATTTGAGTAACATTTTTAGTCATTTTTTATTTGCTTTAAGATTTGATTTCGGTTGAGGTTTATTGAATTGTTTTTCATCTCTTCTCAAAAGAAAAGAGCAGTATTGCTTATTTAATTGGTAAACCTACCTTTATACAATTTTTCTTGAATAACTCTAAAATTCCCTTTTCTCCACCGAGTTCAGATAAAGATTCTTGCCAATACCGATGTTGTCCTTTAACGGTGTAACCGTGTGTTCCGCTATCAAAGGCTTCAAGAACTTGCTCACCAGTTATAGCATCATATTTTTTGCTTCTTCCTTTGACTACAAAACCACCGTCATATCTAAAATTTAAATATTCATCATCCCAGCCACACCAAAATTCAAAACCGTTTTTAAAAGGAGCAACATCACTCTTTTTCAATTCGTTTGCCATCTGATGTGTCCTGACATAATAATCAGGAGTAGCCTTATCAGGTGGGCTAAAAACATCTTCAGAGTAATATTCAAGAACTTTCAAAGCTATAACATTCGCTATTTCATCTCTCGTTAACTCAAGAGCTTGTATTATATATTTATTTATCTCTTTTTGTAGGTCGTTCATATTGCTTATTGGCACAAAATCACCCCAATAAAATGTCCATTTTAATTATCTTTATCGTTATCCTTCATGGTATTAATTACTGAATGTGAAATAATCTTTTCTCTATCCTCTGGGGACAACGAAGCCATATATGTAAAAATCTCTACGATTCTACTTTCGTTTGTTTTAAGAACTTCTGCTAAATTGGAAAGAATAATCTTGATTACTTCCTCGCCACTAACGTTCTTAGATGCCTCAATCGTCTTATTGACAAAGTTAAGCACATCTACTCCCTTAACTGTAATCTTATTAATAGTGGGTAATGTGTTAGCCATAATCTTAGCAAGTTCTCTCTTTGCTATCTTCTTGTTTCTTCTGTATTCCTTATTTGCTTTTATATTTTCAAACATATTTTAATTCCTTTCATATAGTCATTTAAGTAGTTTTATTGTTAGCTCTGTACGTGGATTTTCCTTGTCTACATAACATTCCAAAGTCAACCGAGTTATATGTCTACTGTCATCATCTATAATCATTCCACTCTCTGTAAGCCCATCCAAAATAAATTTAGGCACAGAGTTGTCAATGTCGTGTCTCCGATTAGTAGGGTAGTAGACCACTTGCGAAATTTCACATTTGTTAATATGAAGTTCCGAAAATCCCAATTGCGTTATATACCATTTGATAAAATCTTTCCATCGTTGTTTTAAGGCATTCATCATAGGTCTTTTCATAATCATCCATACATTAATTGATTCGTGATACGGATGTGCAATTGGCTTCTTCTTTGCCTTTGGATGTTGTAGAAAATAGTATCTGTTATATTCCTCTAAAACAGAGTTGTCTATGACAAGGTTATACCTGTCTTTCTCTCTTTTCATGTTGCAAAATTTCCCACTGCGTATCGTGTTCTCTCCACTTCTTGAACAAACGTAGAGTAGGTTCTTTCAAGAACACATAAACTATTCTATCGTTATATCCGGCTTCATTCCAAAGAGGGAACACACCCTGTGACATATAAAAATAACACTGTTTAGGATTGAGAAGTCTTACCAACTCCTCTCCACGATACTTGTCTCTTAAAAATCCCTGTAAATCAAAATCTCTTATTTCCATTTAATCAATCCTTTCTGTTTTTTTACAAATAAAAAAAATGAGGATATACAGCGAATTGCATATCCTCATTTTCAATTCGCTTAATAGTTAGCCCTTCTTTTCGGGTTTCTCAATTTTTGTATTCCTTGCTTCTGCTTTTAAAACAGAACTCCAATCAGCCTTTACAGGCTTAAAAAGCATCTTGATTACATCAATATCTGAGTAATGCTTATCTTTGTTGTCAGCATAAAAATATCCCTTTGAGTCATGCCCAAAGAGATATTTTTTTTCAGCCGAAATCTCATCGGGAGGAGTAGCAATACAAGAATACTTGATTTCTACCATATAAAAGCCTCCTATTAAAATTATTCGATTGTACTCCAAGTCATCATGTTGCCTTCGCTATCACCCATAATATCCCATACTCATATCATTATTAACTGTAAGTTTTTTATCTTACACTCTGAGGCATTAAACCTATTTTCATCGGATAGTTGTTTCTATCCCAGATTAGCATAACTTTTAGCGTATAATTTCTGCAATTATAATTGACTCGCTGTGCGAACTCTTGCGATTATTATATTCTTATCGTCACAGATAAGGTTCAAATCGTATGCGTTGCGTGTGTCTATAGTATTAAGTATAGACTTCCACTCTGATTATGGAGTCACCCACTTTCCAGATTTCTTTCGCACTAATTATTCCAATCCTACTCGTCAATTTCGATTGGAACGACATAAAATAGTTGCAAGACTTATTAAGCAACTATTTGGTTTATCTCAAGGGTACAGATGTTATCAACATCCATTGTAAGTGTAGCGTTTGACTGGGGCTTAACATTGTGCAACTTAAACTGTACGAAGTTATCAGCCTGATCCGTTCCTTTAAGAGCAGTATCACCATAAATTCTGTAACCACCGGGGAACGATACGTTATCAATAACAAAAGACTTAGCTGCCTGATCTACAAAGTAGTAACAAGCTACATAACCATCTTCCGCAAAAGTTGATGTATTAAACGAAAGTGTACTACCACTTATTGAATATGTATTTTCAGTAGTAGCAGGTGTTCCAACCTTCTGTTCAGCAATATGAGTCAGTTTATCATCATCCATTACCTTAAATACCTGAAGAGTACCTACTTTAGGTGTACCAGTAAGTGTTGCAGAACCACTAGTAACCTTCAGAACCTCTCTCTTAGCCCACGGTACTGTGTCGTTGCTAAACTTTGTACCAAAAAGCAGAGGAATAATATCCATAGGGAATACTTCCATAGTAGTTGTAAATGTACCTTCACGGTTTGAGTCAAAACGTACTGCCTTAACATTCTTATTCATTGCAAACACACTGTCTGACGAGAACTCCATTGTGGATGTCTTAGCATAGTTTACAAACAGATCAACCTTGTTAGTCTGAGCATTTTCTACACGCAGATTGGCACAGTCTTTAAGTGCATATAACATATAATCACCATTTAACCTTTCTATAATTTTTTACATAAAAAATAGCCCGTGATTACTCACGAACCATAAGTTTTGAGTGCCAGTGATTCTTATCTGAAATAAATTTACCGTCACCAGACACTAAGCATATTTTCAAACTATCATCATACGTTTTTATGTTTACGATAGCTTTATAACAGTTCATTATCTTCCATAGAGTCAATTTCTCAATTTCTTCTATTGAAAGATGATATTTTCCACCATATTCGATTATGTTCAAAATATCGTATATATGAACTTCATTTTCAGACTTGCTTTTTGCACGTCCTTTCTGAAGTTTCTCCCATATATCACGTTGTCTTGCTGACATATTCTTAGGCGGTTTCTCAATTTCAATTTTGCTTTTTGCGTTTATCTTCATAATAACTTCACAAATATCATCAAAGTTGTTTTTGTCAATAATAAAAGGCTCTTTATCTTCAAACCTGATATGTATTTCAGAACCGATTTTCACAACATCTTTTGCCTTGCAAAACAGTCCCAAAATAATCCCAACATATTGAGATAAAGTTTTATCCTTCAATATGACATCTTCAAACAAATTAAGAGAATTAAGTTTTTCTGTATCTCCCTCAAGACATTCTTTCGTCATTAAAAAAGGCATTAAGCATTTCTCAAAATTGTCTAATCCAATCGTATCACAGATTTCCCCAAATGAAATAGGATATATTAAAAGCCCATCACAATTGATAGACTTCATTCTTACAAGTTCAAGATAATAGTTATGTACCATCTTCACTCAGCTTCCCATAGTCTATCATAAAATCTGAACAAGTATATATCATGTTTTTGCCGAAATAATCGGCATTTGGGTAATTTGAAGTAATTGGATTATAAGATAAAGGAACTAATGTTCCTATGCCGATATTAACGGCTTTACTATAGTTTAATATCTCTCCAATCAAAGCAACCATTATGTCTAAACGATTACCGACATAACCGAGAGATCTATATTTTCTCTTAGTAGCACTATCTAACTCTAAATTATCTTTGTGGCACATAACATTCAATGTTATTACAAGCTCTTTTGTGTTTGGATTAACACTTTTTATGTTTGTGTCCATACATATAGAATTGACCGCATCTGTCATTGTAGTGTAGATAAACGGAACATCGAATAACCTTCCGTTCAGTTTTACATATTCAACTTTACGATTTTTACCTGTTCCAGTGTACGTTTCATATTCGCCACCAATGAAATTTTCGTATTTCTCAAAACGATCATCGTCCAATACGGGCATCATAATATCCATTAAAAGAGAACTTTTATCGCCACTAAACATAAGTAAATTGCAGAGTAGTTCCTTATACGCCCCAAGACTTCTATAATCATATGTAGCCATATTACCATACCTCCGCAACTTCTAATTCTATTTCGTTTGATTGCCCTGTGTATTTACTCATACAACAAACAATTATCTTTTCGCCATAAGCAGTACAATTTTTGGCAAGAGAAATATTCAAAGTATTCCCATTCTTTTTTATAGTCAAATATTCATCTACATTAGAAGTTATAGTCCACTCATATTCAATTCCATCAATCAGTTCATTATCGTCCTTATCGTAAAGTTGAGCCGTAATTGTGCTAACTTTATTTGTAGGCTTGATTTTCAGACTTGAATACTCAATTTCTAAATGCCAATCATCTGTGTTAGTTTCTTGGTTTTGCGGTTCTTTGTAATCACAAATCCAAACCTTTTTATCGTCCCCAAAATCAACCAATTTGTCACAATCAGACTTGAAAGCATCAAATGACAATGTGAGTATTATTGTGCCACCACGATTAAAATACTCATAATTGTTAAGATTTACCTTTCTATTTGATAAAATATAGGTATCGGGTTTATCCGAATCATCAAAGTCAATAGCAAATCTCATATCACGAGCAAGTTTTTTAGTTTCACTATCAACAGGCAACGTTAAGCCGTATTGATTATCACCAATAACAAGAAAGTTATTGCCTGTAGTACCAGCGGAATATTTTGTAAAGTCCTCACTGTACGCAAATCTCTCAATAATCTTGCCCTCTGAGTTTTGCCAACGTAAAGGTACAGTACATAAATACATATACCCTGAATGATTGGCTTTATCATCTGGATCAAGTCGTGTTACAAGCCACATTTGCCCTTGCCATTCAATATAGTCACCGAGATTGAATGGCTGTGAGTTTTTAGACTTGATTTTCTTTTTAAAAGTATTTCCGTCAGTATCCTTTACTATAATGAGTTCAAAAGGTTCACCATTTCGTTTCACAACGTGATAATCTATATTCCCATCAAAGTTATTATCTATCTGTCTATTGAGCAAATATAAATCGGTTTCTTGTTTACTTTTAGAGTTATAAATATTATTTATTTTCTGAAAATAAGTTATATCCATAAGTCACCACCTTAACCGTAGTCGTATTGGCTGTGATCTATGGTTTTTCTTTTTCCCGTTTCTCTGTCTGTTGCTATATAGCGTGAAATCTTGTTAATGTTTTCTCTCTTAATATTTGCAAGCATATCCTCAAAGGTCTTGCGTTCAGAACTAGGAGAGAACTGATTTAAGTCACTTGGGGTCATTCTTATTTTGAATGCCTTTAAGAGTGCTTCGTCACGCTCAAAATAAACCTCATACATAAGCGAAGAAATAAGTCCTATTTCCCGTTGTGTCAGTTCAAAGTTAAAAGCCTTGTTTTCTATATCGTAATCATAGAAGTCTACATCGGGTTCGCATTTTGACATTAGTAAATCTACTGCATCACAAATATATCCAGTTGCTTGTTCTGTAACAAGGTCTTGCACTTCGAGGACAGGCACATTATAATACGCAAAGAAGTCGGCATCCTTTTCTATACGTTTCAAAAAACGAGAAATTACTGTATCAAAAGAAGTTGTCTGCCCCATTTTGACACCTCCTGTTAAGATGACTTCTTAGGAGGTCTGCCAGCTTTCTTCTTAGGAACTTCTGCATCAACTTTTGTTGTGTTAGAAGTTTCGGCAGAATCCGAAGTCTGACTTGCCATTAACTTTTCCATCATCTGTTTCATTTGTTCAATCTGTTCTTGCAGTTTTAAGTTCTGTTCCGAAAGTTCCTTGACCTGTTCGCTTGAAACCTTCTTTTCTTCAACTCTAGGATTGAGAACAATAGATGTTATACGCTGTCTCTTCTGAAGTTCATCATATCTACGATCAACAACATTCTTTACCTTGCTTGAAATGTCAATTCCTTCACTAAGAAGTTTAAACATAACAATTCTAACTCTATCAAAATAGGTGATACTTGTTATATCAAGAATCCTCTGTAATCCCTCCATTGTAGGATTAGTAAGAATTTCTCTTATATCTTCGTTAGTAAGAATATCTCTCCAATTAGGTACTCTAAGAGCAGTAAATATTTCTTCTTTCTCATCTTCGTTGAAAGTGAGCCAACCAGTAACAAAAATATCTGTATTGCTACAAATATACTGAAGATCGTTTATCGGTATATCTTGCATTGTAGGATTAATACCGTCTCTTGAAGCATTAAACTTGTAATGCTCCTTTGAACTATCTACAAAAACGTCATTCTCATTATAATTAAGAACAGTTATATTCTGTAAATTAATTTTAGACATAATTTGTACCTCCTTTACATTTAATGTGAGTTGGACAAATTAGTCCAAAACCAACCCACTGGTTTTCCCAATTATATTTAAACAAAGGAAGGCGGTTGGGTAGACCGCCGTATCATGAGCGACACTATCCTTTGTTTGTAACATAAAAATAGACGGTACTACTAGTCTGTAAGTACCATCTTGCAACAGTTCTCAATGTTTGTAATGCCAACAGAGTATGTGAAATCCTTAACTCTGATTATTACCTTTTCATTGCTGTTATCAAAATCCTCATATGTATGAAGTTCACCCTTCATATCAAGGTCGCCAACTATACCAGCAACACCATAAATACGCTTATCAGGAAGAAGAAGCTGTCCCTTGCCTGTCTTTCTAGCACCTGAGATTGATGCAATTCTTACACCATCAAGGAACTTAACCAGACCATATCTGTTAAAGTCATCCTTCTGCTTTTCAGAAAGATAGTTCTCATAGCCACTCATTCTGTAGAGTTTCTGAGCATACTTACTAAGGCATACTGCAACAGCATCAGGGTTTCTGTCAATGAGATAAAGTGTCATCTTGTCAACAGCATCCTGCGTAGGTGCAGAACCACCAGCAGTTATAAGCTGGTCGCCACCAACGATAGCACTATCAATCATTGAGAACACATCATAAAAAAACGCATTCTGAAGTGCCTCCTTTGCGTAAGTAGCAAGAGTAGCAACACTCTTAAAACCATTCTTACGAAGGTCGGAGAATGAAACATCTGTTTCTACCTGCCTGTTCTTTGTAATAGGCTTGATTGCAGTTGTATCAATCCAACTTCTATCAACAGTACCCCCCTTTGCAGATTCAATAGCCTCAAGTGTGTTCTTAGGTGTCTTAGTATACTCTACATCGTCAAACTCACCGATAGAACCTCTGTTAAACATTGTATCAAGAAGCTCATCGGGAGCATTATAAACTTCCTCTGTAACGGTCTTGTTTACAAAAGCGGCGATTTCTCTGTTATCATCATAACCCTTCTTGCCAATTTCCTTTGCCCAACAATCCGCTACATTGTAAATATCCTTCTCTTCCGAAGTGAGAGACTGCTTATATTCAACCTTCTCAGCAACTTCAAACATCGTGCCGGGCTTTTCCATAATCTCAGCGATTTCTGTATTTAATGCCATATTATTTTTCCTCCTTTGTTTTATTGTTTAATCCAATTAGGATGCGTTCTTGTCTGCGGTATCTGATACTTCTACAATAACGAGCTTGTGTCCGTTATCTGTGTAGAATCCACCACACACATACTTAGATGCAACCGTTGTAGCAGCCTTAACAATCTTGCCTGCCGTATTTGCAGAAAGTCTTACGCCAGCAACTATACCAGTTTCTACATAAGCATCTGTTGCAAATCTCTCACCGGGAAGATAGTTAATCAGTTTGCCAAAGTCACCCTCAACAAGAGTGGTGAAGTCTGCATCATAATCTGACATATTCTCTCTAGCAGCGTTAATGCCTGTAGGGATTCTCTCCTTATCTACAAAATATAAATCTGCTGCCGTCTCTGCACTTGCAAACTCAAATGTTTTGTCTGTTTCGTTCTTTACAACCGCCATACCAGTTGTAATAGTTTCCTCGCCAGCCTTGTAACTTGAAACGGCGGGCTTACCCATAATTACCTGAAGTTCTCTCAGCATATTTGTTTTCCTCCTTTTGTTTTTTACTTGTTTATAAATTTTCTCATAAGAGACACAGCATCCGTGTCCTCACAATTTAAATTGCTTGCAATATGTAACTCGTTGATTTCAGAAGTATCAACCTTTACTTCCTTAGAGTTATCCACTGAAGCAGATAATCTTTCCCCGACAATTGCCATCAGTGACTTCTTATCAAGTTCATTTACATAACCGCTAAGTTCCTCTGATTTTTCAATTTCTTCTCTTGTAATCTGCCCACTCTTAATAACTGAAGCAATCAAATCTTCTTTCTTCTGTGCAAGCTCTGATGCAATCTTTTCCTGTTCCATTTCTGTAAACTTCTGCTTGTATTCAGCAAGTTCTGCGTTGTCAGCCTTGAGTGTGGTTATTTCAGCACTCGCTTTTACAATAAGTTCATCCTTTTCAGAAATTGTCTTTTCATATTCTGAAACAGTTGAATTTATATTCTTTACAGACACAGTAAGAGTTACCTTTTCGGGTTCACTTACGGTCACTTCATCATTCTGAACAGAATATGTAAATTTAAGATAATCTAATTCAGAATTGCCGTCATATTCACACCACACTTCTTTTTCTTCGGGGAATAAATAAACAACCCAACACCAATCACCTAACTTTTTACGACACTCTTCTGAAAGTTTTCTACGCAAGTCTGAAGAAGTGAGAGCAGATGTTTCAGTAGAAGCAGAAGCCTTCTTTTTCTTACATTCTCCATCTTCTTTGTCTTCTATTTTATCATCGGCATCTGTTTCTTTATCGTTATCAAAATCTTTGTTTGATTCATCTGTTTTTGTAGAAGTGTCTTCAGTAATATCATTAGATATATCGGTTTCGTTAGAAGTCTCAGTATTTTCTACAGAGACTTCAATCTCTTCATTAGATTTTTCAATATCCTTGTTTGTTTCCAAAGTATCATCCTCCTTTTCTTGATTTTTTATATCTAAACCTTGACTAATAATGTCACGGGATAGAGCTTCAGCAAATTCCACATCATAATTAGTTGATGCGATTTCTAAAAGTCCGCTTGAATCATAGGCAGGGGATACTTGTTTACCTAACAAACAATGTCCAATAAATCTACCTACATCAATGATTTTTGTCATAAGACCATCTACAATTCCTTGATGAGATTTTTCTATCGCAATTTCCCAACTTGTATGAAGAGTGCCATCTTTGATTCTGCTTACAATAATTCCACAAGCCTTTGTAAACCTTTTCCATATTTCGCAAGAAGCAACAATTACTTCTTGGGCATCTATTGTTTCGATTGATACATCAAAAAAAGTACCAAAAGCATCTGTGTCAAACTCTACCTCTTGATACTCATTACCATATTCATCTACTTTATTTACTAATTTCACATTATGACCAGTAAAATCATAAGTTCCATCATATTTCATCTTAATTTTACCAACCAAAGGTTTATTTTTTAATGTGGCTAACCAATTCTCAATGCCATCTCTATTTAAAGAAACCCCGTTTTTGTTCCGACCAAAATCACAAATGATAAACTTTGCAATATATGAATCTGGATTGGAATTATCTTCAGCTAAATAGACCTGAGAACTGTATAAAGTAATGTGTTCCATTTTACCTCCTTTCTAAGAAGCATAATTGCACAATCCAATAATAGCCCCTCGTTTTAAATATTTTCTAATTGTAGGCTTTGAATGCTTTAATATTTTAGATATATCGCCAACGCCTACATCCTCATTAAATAGTTCACATTTGTCTTTTCATGAATAGAAGAGAGTATAACCTGTTCTCCATTAGAAACGAAAAATTCCTTTAATGGATAACTGTAACAATAAAAATATTTATCCAAATTATTCCTCCAAGTTATCATTCGATCCCACGATCCCTAACTCAATACCAAAATCTTCACTTAATTTTTCCTGTGAAATTGGTATTTTATCTATAAAAATAGTGATGGCAGAATCTCCACCATCACTATCAATAGCAATTTTTATTTCTTCCCCACAACACGGGCATTTTATAACATACTTACTCATTTTGTATCATTCCTAATCTGATCGTATTCCTGCTTTGCATCATTTTTACTATCGGCAGGTCTGCCACCTTCTGAATTGCTATCCCCAGATTTAGTATAAGCTGTGCTGTAAGGAGTAAATATATCATCATAGTTGTTATCTTTTTCTGACATCCTCCTCTGAGCTTCGTCCTTAATATCAAGTCCCACCATTTCAAATGCAGTTTCTCTTGATGCACCGAGAGTATTAAAGCAATACTCACTCAAAGTCTTTCTCATATCAAGTTCAAGTTGTTCTGAATCCGTTATTTCAACATGGGGGCAGTATGCAACAGGGTAGTGGTTGTCTTTTAAAATTTGTCTATACCACTTGCGTAATATGTCCTCTAATTGCTCCGTTATAGCATTTATTGTACGCATTAATTGAGTAACAGAGATAGATGCTGTAGATACAGACTGTGAACCACTGTCCATTAAAAATTGAATACCAAGAGTAGACAGCACCTTCGCTCTATATGTGTTATAGGTGTCTTTCGAGGTCATCTCTACTGTCGGTTCTACATACTTAATTTCTTCAACCGTAGGAGGAGATGTTACAACAACCGTACTCTGTTTCCATGATGCCATAAAGTTATCGTGGGCATAAGCCATTTCGTCAAAATAATCCTTGCGACTGTCATCCCCTAACACTTCTTTACGCATTTTCTGATGTATAATCTTTTTACCTTTAGCTTTACTATTTACTCTATCAGTATCTGCAAAAGTATCAAGCATAAGCAAATCCGTATAAGCACGAGAAATAGGAGATACGCCATATTTACGATTAAGATTATTTATACGGATTACTCCCGTGTATTTTGGATCAAGGATCGCATAACTTTCCTTATTAACAAACGCTTCGTATATTTCATTAGGGTAATTCGCTTTGACTTCATCTTCAACATCTTTGAAGAATAAAGCCTTATTTTTTTTATTTTTCTTATAGGTCTTGCTAAGTCTATCACGAAGATTTTTTATGTTAAACAGAACAACTGGCTCACCGTTGACATTATAATCTGATATTTCACAAACACCTAAAGGATATATGTCAACAGCATAATTGCTATGATCGTCATGACGAAGATAAGCAATAAAATTACCCTCTGTGTATGACGTTACAACAGCATTTCTAATCAGCCATTTTATATGTATTCCCTCGTTTACATCCTTTATCAATTCTTTGCAACTATCCAATTGCTTCTGCTTGTTTCTTTTATCCTTGACATTACCAACATCTCCATAAGTAATCTTAATGTCTGTATTTATGTTGGTATCAAGAGACTCGACAGTCTTACCGATAATATCATTCTTGTTTATCAGTTTTCTGTTATAAGCATTGATTCTTTGTACTTTCTCAAGACTGTTTTGTGTATCAGTTAATAAGTCATCTATTTCTGTAGGAGTTAATCCGCTATTAGCCTTAACCCCCTCATTAAGATAAACAGAATACTTATCGTTACTAGGATCGTATGTGCTTAAAGCAATACGCATTTTTTCTTTTCCTATTTCTTCTGCGGAGGTGACTATTATAGTACCATCGCTTGTTTGAGATGTAAAACTTATATCAAAATCATTAGTTTCATTCGGCACTTACATATCACCGCCTTTCTAAAAATCTATACTTGAACTGAATAGCCTTGCTTTTGAGAAGTCTGCTTTGGGAGTAGTAGACAATAAATCCAATTCCAACTTATCTATAAAATAAGAGCCGTAAGAGCAACTTGTGTATCTATCTTTCCTTTTAGCCCCTTGTTCATATATCTTAATAATTCCTGTCTGTGGCATCTTCTCATATTGCAATTCTGCACATTCATTTATCATAAATTGAGTTTCCAAAAAAGGAAGCTCAAATTCCGCTTGTAAATCAACATTATCTTTTAAACTATCCACATAATCTTTATTTTGCAACAAAATTTCGTCTTTTGCCGTATTGTAGTTTACCAAAAAGTCAATCTTGTTTTCTATAAGGTTTTTTCTAAAAGCAATTGCAATATCGCTATTCAAGTTTTGGGTTGCGTTAATTACATAAATACAAGGTTTTGCGTTTCTATCTTGACAAACTTTTGCATATTCGTCATTGTTCATTACTTTTAAAGGAGCATATTCAACTCCTCTTTCATCATCATACAATACTTTCTGAAGAGAATAAGCAATTTGCAAACCACCATTTCTAGCATCAAGTACAATGTAATCAGCCTCAAAATCTTCATATAATTGCCTAATTCTTATTGCCTGTAAAGTGGTATCACCGATTTGGTTAGATTCAATATACGGATATTCCCGTCTATATCCTTGTTTTATTTCGACTTTATCGGTTTCAGTATCATAAACTATTGATTCAGGAATTGCACGAATACAAGAATATACCGAATTATCATTCTGACTACCTGCAACAAATGCAATATCATTTGAGATAACTCTAATTTCGTTGTCTAATTTAGGTATCGCATATTTGTTCTTTTTGTTACTCTTGAAATCAAGAGTAGAGCGAGGATAGAAAACATATTTTGAAATTTGCCTATTAATCAACATTTTATATGTAAAATATGAAGAAACAGAATCCCTTAATTTCAAATTCAAAAATTCTATTTTCCAAGTAGCTGGGTCTTGCTTTTTTCTTTCCTTTATAAGCTGTTCTTTTGTCTTTAATTCATGCTTTAAAGCTATACTTTCATCAAAAGCAAGCATCAATCCACCATTATGTTTCTTCATTTCAGTTAAAGCCTGTTTAGAAATATCCCACATCCAGTTTCCATCATCATACCAACTTGAACTAATATAAATATCTACAGGCTGTTCCTTTAAGTCTTTGTTTTTGGCATATTCGGATTTAAATAAATACTGTGGCTTTCTCGGCATTTGGAAAGGAGAAATTACGGAATCTTCAACTTTTTTCTTTATCTGTCTTGTTTCCTCACGACAAATACCGTTACTACGGAGTCCTCTTGCATTTTCATTAGCAACGAATACTGATATTTTTGAGCCGTTCCTAAACTTAACGAAAATGTCACTATTCCTTGTAGAAAAATCCTCAATTTCTTTTCGCAATATAGGAGACCATTCGCACAACTCGTCAATTATTTTTTCTGATACAATTAGTTTTGCTTGCTTTTCTGTAGCTGAACCGATTCTAAACTTAGTTCCTTTATATAAAAGGCATCTCGCCACTGCATAAACCGCCACTATAAACGACTTTGCATCATTTCTGCTAGCAATTATGCAAATTAAGTTAGAAATACCCATTTCATATATAGCAAGTGCTTGATATTCAAATAAAGGGATTTTTAAATAGTCGATGACAAATCTGTGTAGATTCCTTTTAAAAAATGTACTCCAAGCCAAAACGTGCAACACATTATCTTGATTGCTTAAATAATGAGTGGAAGGAAATTTCTTGTACAATTCAAGTTGGTTTTCGTCGGCATACTGTATCAAATCATTCTTCATAATCATCACCATCCGGTACGAAGTATTCTTTATCCCTTGTTTCACTACCTGTTTCTAAGTTAATCATAGGTCTCGTTATATGTCTGTCTATATATTCACCTATATTGTCCCAATCCGCATACAACTTCTTATCTTTATAAAATTCTTCGGGAGTATAATCAGAAATAAAACCAAGTGTCATACAGAACGTTTCATCATTACTAGAATCTTTTTCTTCAACAGTTCTTAACCCAGCTTGCTTAAAAGTTTTAGCATATTGATCTGTCAGTTTAACGTATTTATCCGAATCCCCATCTTTAAGAGCCTTTATCATAAGCATATTTAAATTGCAAAGCGATTTTATAAAAATTTCTTGGTTATTGTCGCAGTTGGGATTATTTTTCTTTAGCATCCTATAATGTTCATCAAGATTTTTGTAATCTGATTCAGTGAATCCTGCTCCCCATCTATCTACAGCAGATGCACTTACAGTAGATTGATCTGATTTTGCTTGTTCTTTACTTTCTATAACTTGTCCAAGCCTATTTTGATATTCATATTTCATCGAATCAAAGTAGGTTGATCCAATAGAAGCGGTCTGCCCCAAATTCTTTTTTGCAAGATAATGAGATATTCTTGACCTATCAGCAGAAATTTGCCTAGCAGCCGTTAAAGCATCTATATGATATACCCATCCAAATTCTAAACACATATGACGAATTGCGTGTTCCTCATTGCCTGAATATAAGTCTACGAGTTTTTTATAATAAAGGTCTCGGCAATCGTTGCAGATGTCAATATATCCGTCATTTGCTTGATATTTAGGATGTGCTGATTTAGAAAAATGTGTCTTTTGGTTATCCCAAGACTTCCCGCACATTGTACATTTGTATTTTTTGTCTGAACCCAAATTGTTAGATAAAGGAAATCTCATCTCAACTGTTAGGTCTATTTTTTGTGGAGCTGCCATAGACTCCTTTATTTTATCGTTTCTTGATTGTATACTAGCCATAGCTCCACCTCCTTAATATTAAATATCAGACAGAGATTTTTTCTCCACCGTCTTAATTCCATCTTCATCAAAATATTTTCCCAATTTAGCATCCGCAGATGTATCACAATATAACCTACACATATCAGCACTTTCCCAACCGATAATATCTTGAATAACACTATCGGGTATGTTTGATTCGGACAGCCTAGTAGTAAACAGATGTCTCAAGCAGTGCCAGTAAAATGGAATACCTAAGAAATTAGAAAAACTTTCAGCCCAACTATCCATTGTTGTTATAGGAACTTGCTCATCAACATAAACTCCATTTTCTTTCTTAGGAATAAGCCATTGTGATGTAATGTTATTTTGTTTTCTATAATTAAGCCATAGATCAAGATATTTCTGAAAACCATTTTTAAGGGTATAAATCGTAAGTTGCTTACCCCTTGAACCTCTACCTTTGGTAGTAACTGTTTCTGGTGTTCTGTATAAAGATCCATAAATTATATTATCTTCTGTAAAATAAGAAAGTTTCATTCTTGGTAATTCAGACTTTCTCCTGCCATTGTGCATTGCCATTGCCAACATACAAGCCTTGTCTAATTCATTTTTATCTATTAAATGATTTAGCAATTTTTCAAGTTGTTCATCCTCAAGAACGGTTTTCTCCCTAACCGTACAAGAAGGTGGATTTTCTATTTTTCTCACTATTGGTCTATAACCCTCAAATTCATCATCAAGCATATTTTCAATATAGTTTGATAACGATGAAATAGTAGATTTAACTCTTCTCATTCGTGCAGGACTCCAACCTAAAGTATTCAAACAATAATTTTGAATCTTGACTATATCCCTTTTAGATAAATCAACAAAAAATTTGTTGTTTAATAATTCCAAACATAAAACCCAAATTATTTTCAAATCATGCCCATAGCTTTTTACTGTAGTTTTTGCACGATCAACAGATGTGAGATATTCAAGGAAATCCTTTCCCAATTGAATATTCTCTGGATTCACCTGTGCTAATTTTTCAGATGAACAAATATTGTTATAAACTGTTTTTCTTGTGTTTCCCATTAATCTCACTCCCTTTCTTGCATATAAAAATAGAGAAGTGGTAGTTAGCCACTTCTCTTAAATCATCATATCATTATCAACTTAAAAAATTTAATAATTCGGTTATTTTGTTCTTAACATTATCATAAAGGTTCTGAGCATTTCCGTTACGAATAAACTTGTATAAATCTTCTGAATATACTTTATCAGATTTGAAATTCATATATTTCAAATAATCAAATATACTAAAAACTCCAAATTCACCCGAAAATTTGATAATGTACTTCATTTGAATTATGTTTCTCAATTCGCAATTACTTTCCATTATGCTGTATTCAGAAAAATTTTCATCATCTAATAAGGAACTTCCGTTTTCAATTGACACGAGAACCCCATTAACATCAAAATCTATTATAATGCTATCACAAATTTCGTCAAATGAAACATCATACCATTCCCCATTTATATGATAACTTTCAAAATAGTTATGAAAATATTTTTCGAGCTTTTTGCTATTTACATATAGCGGGCATAGAACTATGGCTTCTAAAACGAGTTTGTTTTTGTTTTGCCCTAAAAAATGAAAAGTACGTTCAATATCTTTTATTCTCTTCTGTATATCTTTAGTTTTTCCGATTTTAACATATCCTGTTTCTGTATTCCTAATAAAATACACAAAGGCAAATTGGTTTTCTTCTAAACTCTTATCAAGCAACATATCATCAATTAAATTCCTCAAAACCCACTTTTCACTTAACTTAGTTGCATTATTCTTGTTAATCGTGCTAGTTACATATTTAATATAATTACAAATATTTTTATAATACTCTAAACATATTTCTAAATCTGAAACAACCAATACGTTGAACTCTGTACTGTTAATAAAGTTCATAAACGCTCTTTCATTTCTAGCATTTTTAAAAATTTCAATTTCGTTCATATTTTACAATTCCTTTTCTGTATAGTTTTTTAAAAGTTTATTCCATATGCTTTTGCGTATTTCTTTACAATTTCAGCATCGGTACTGTAGCAACTAAAATGATAGCTACAACCATCATCACTTGTATCGTCACAAGTAAACCCGATAACATCCCCGCTGCCGTTATGCTTAATCTGCACTTTTACATTATTTACGTTGTTCCCCTTTGAATTACCATCAAGATCAAAATAGATTATCTTGCAATCATCATCCTCGTTAAATTCCGCTATTTTTTGAGGGCAGTCATCTATGTAGATTAAAACAGTAGAAGCATCATGTGCGATTATAATACCATTAGAGTTAATAGCCGGTTCAATGCTGACATTGCACTCATTATCTATCATCATAAGATAAACCCTATCCTTAACTAAATCGTCAAGACCATCAAAATCAGCATAAGAAAAACCATATCCATATTGTATCAATTCAATGAATAAATCGTTAGCGAAATCTCTCTTGGCATAAACTGCCACGCAACCGCCATTTTCTCTTAATGATTCAAGTTCAGTGCCAATGAGACCGGCAACATCTGCAACGTCATCAAGAGAAACATTTGTACTCTTTTTATTAGTCAATCAAAACACCACCTTAGAGTGCCTTATAAGACTTGCTAAGTGTAACCTTTATCTCATCGTGAGCAGGAGAACTCCACTCCTTTGTTTCTCCTCTGAGTGTACTTACACCGCTCTTAGCAGGTATTGTTACCTTTGATATGTTCATAAAACCTATCATACTTATCTTCTCACCGCTTGCCACAGTTTCCTTGATTACTTCTTGATAATTTTCAAGAACTGTTGTGATGTCCTTCATTGTAATTCCTGTATTGTTTGCGATTGTTCTTACTAATTCCTTTGTTGTCATATTATATTTTCCTTTCTATTTAGAGGCTTTTAGCCGTTATTTTTGTTTATTGAATATTTTTGTGTTTTGTTGCAGTTTTGTTAAATAACTACATTGAACGTTGAGTCTAATCCTCGTTCTTTATCCCATAAAAAGCAGGTACATTTTCTAACTGCCCCAATATACCCTGCGTTGTGATGCCATGCATCTGTACCAGTAACGGAAGATAAATTTCTGATGATTATACCACCATCTTCAACAACGTGTTCTGAATGTAGGTGGGCTGAATGGATCTCCCTATAAGCACTTTTTCCCCATTGTTCCGATGCTTCGACTTGCATTATCTTATCTAACCGTTTCTTTTCCTTATCACCGTGAGTAAATCCTAAAAGAACATTTCCATAAGAAATATACTTTCTCGGTGATGTAGACAAGTCAACTGTAACGTTTTCGTTATTGTTAAAATAGCACCATAAAGCCATTAAAGCGTGATAGCTTGACAAAGTATCGTGGTTGCCTTGTACACAGAACACCTCTACAGGTGTTTTTAACTCGCTTGACAGTTTTGATATACCATCAATTAAAAGAGTAACCCCATCTCTAAACAATGTCTGATATTTAACATCCGCATCCTGCGGTGTTCCTGCCGTTGTTGTCGTTCCTACTGTGTCAAAATGGAAGAAATCGTTCCCAACTGGGAAGATAATCTTTTCAAGGTTAAGTCCCTTGCATCTTGTGATACAAGTGTCAATAATCTTGTTAAAACATTCCCTTGCAATCTGTGAGTTGTATACTTCTTTTACTATATCGCTGGTTGAAAATTTTCCTAAATGCAAATCCATTATAGGCACTTCAAGCATAAAACCGTTATTTTCGTTATCATATTTCTTTACTATCGGAGCTTTATATGTATCAACTAATTCCTTGTAAAATTCCTTTATCTCCTGTAATGAAATTTCAGTTCTCGGCTTTATAACTATCTTGCTTGAATATAATTCCTTAATTCCGTCTTTTTTGCTGTATACATTCCAAGCATTATTTTTAGCGGAAACAAGTTCCCACTCTTTTATATCAAAACCATGTGCTTTCAAAAGACTATCAGGGTTCTTTAAATCATCCTCGCTTAACACCACTAACTTGTTACTCAAGTATGAGCCATCTTTATTTATTGATATTTCAGTCCTGTAATTTGATTCAGGACTTTCTTTATTGCCTTTGTTCTTTTCTTTTTCTCTGAAATAGTCCAATACAAAAACATTGCCGAATATTTCTTGTGAAGATGCCTTCCTAACTGTGTCCTTTGACATCGGCAGATTGTATTTTATTACTATGTCAGCCCAATCTTGATCTTCAACTCCTAACACCTTATCATGAATATCCTGTAGACATTGCTCATATTTTTCAGGTGTCAATCCGTACTTGTGTAGTTGTTCTTCATATTTATTAATCTAATATCAATCCTTTCGTTGTGAATTAGGCTTTTATTATTCGCCTCTACATTCGCTAAGTAATTTTAAACACTTCTTTGTTTCGGTTACAAAGTAATTCTTTCTGTGGTGCGACTTTGTTTTTGCAAGACCATTCTCGCCAAACTTTACACCATTCTTTAAGAGATACTGCATCTCAAACTTAGTGATTCTAACTATGTGTTTTCACTTCTTTCATATAATATTTTTTGTTTTTTTCAATCACCCCCAACGGTTGTAATATCGCCGTTAGAGAAATATCACAACCGCCAGAACGTGACCGTAAGTTATAACTTTACGATTTCAGTACCGCCCATATTTTATACCGCATCGGAAATAGCGGTGAAGCCTACTTGATGAACGCTCATCGTTCCCCCTCCATAATACATATTTTACAAATTTTTATGAACGTGGGCGAAACCCACGATAGTTGAAGGTGAACGCAAAATCATTCTGCAATTTTTTTGCATTTTTGGCAATTTTACTGTGGCTTGAAGTTAATTAAGAACCTTTCTTTGTCTAATTTGTACAAGAAATTGAGTATTCTTTTTGTAGGCTTATTATAGACATCTAATAACTTTTTGCTTGCTCCAATTCCATTTGCTAACCCTAACGAAGTTTCTATAAGCCGGTTTATCGTAACTATATTGCCTATTTTGATTTTTCTCAGTTTCTCTAACAACACATTAGATTCTTGAATAAGTTTTTCTGCTACAATCTTTTCGTCTTTTTCTGTTGCGAAAAGATACTTGGCAAATGTGTCATAATCTTCTACAAGAACTCTTACTTTTGACATCTGCCTTGCGTTAGCCTTGCCATTCATCTTAATAAAGAAGTCGGCAGTAGGAGTTGTTTCCGATGTTGATGCCCCTTGTATTTTGTCTAACCATTCTTCCAACCAATTCATAGGACAGTCTAAATCTTCGTTTATACGGTTTCTAAGTTTGGTTTTTGTTTCGTTTATTTCAGCAAACGGTAATTCTTTACCGTCTTTTGTATACTTAATTTCTTTGGTGTATCTCATAAATTCCGGGTAATCACACTTAACGATTTTAATGTTACCGTTATCATCCGTTATTGTTTTGTTCATAGTCATACAAGGCATTTTGCTTATGCGTTTTATTTCTTCTTCGCCGTCTATCTCGTAAAGTCGTTTGCAACTATCAATAATAATCTGGGCTATAACAGAAAGGATTACAAAATTATCGTATAATTCTTTTGCCTTTTCATCGTCAAGGTATTCTTTGGATATTTCAGTCCAGTAATAAGTCATAGCCAATTGTGCGAGGTTACTAGACCAACCTATACCCATTTTTGAACTTGCAAATCTGTTGTCCATTACAGCATAATCGCTTTTGGTGTTGTTATATGTAATTCCGCTTTCTTTTAAAGAATTAACTATAGTAGGGTAGCTTTCGTAACACCTTTTCGCACACTCTACAATTTCCTTTTGGTTTGTAACTAAGAAGAAATCGGAATCAAAGTCGCACCCATTCATTCGGTCTTGTATATCTGTTTCTATACAATTTACCGCCATTATGTTGTTACTAAAATCAAAATATCTCGTAAATTCTTCACTGTGCTTGTTATGCAGATAGCAAATGTTATTTGGGGAATTGTGTGGGTTGCGAAAGGCAGCTAAATATTCCCCGTCATTAAAACGATTAGTATAACATTGTATACACCCTCGTTCTTTTAAAAGGGTAGGGTCATTAGTCCAGTCTTCCCCCACAGTATATAGCAGTAATCCATAAGGATTCCCAAATATCGTTAAATTATCCCCCTTGACTTGTATCTTACCCTTGCGTAGATAATGAACATAATTTGAGATAATCTTTTTCTTTTCTTCTCTAAACCATTTTGAATTGCCAAAGTCATTATTATGCCTGTATAAATCGGCGAGCATCTCATAGTGATTTATCTCATTAGCGTTTTTACGCAAAAACCTCTCAAATTCTTCATTGTCCTGTTTAAGTAATTCTACATAATCAATACTGTTCTGAGCGATAGCTTTTACTTCGTCTTTTGTGCAGGGGAGGGTATTTATCATTTGATAACTCAACTGTTGATATTCGCCTAATTTGCTTGGATGATCTGTTTTAACAATACCGAATATGTCACCATCCAAACTAACTCGATTACACCAATAAGAATAAGCTGCTTCTGGAGTGTTACCCATTATGTCAATAAACTTACGCCATTTAACAGCATTGTCAGTGGTTATAACCTTTATATCCTTTAGATAGTGCCAATTGCCAAACATATCTTGTACTTGATGAGTAGGGTAGTCATAGCCATTCTCATTACACCAATCTTTAAAGAATAGTTGTAAATGCCCTCGTAATCCACACATCTTAAAGAAATGATTGCGGAGAAGAGCCATACCGTTTACCCAATTAGGCAACAAATCTGATTCTATAATCCCCATACCATCCCAAATAGTGTTTTTGACTTCTGTTTCCTTGCGTTCCACAACACACTTCTTTTTGGTGTTGCCTTTTTTGTCAGTATAGGTATCAGCTTTGACTACATTTGCCATAGTCTTAAAATAACTGTCTTGATCCTTTAGAATGAGAATGTCGTTTACCGGGATATGTAGCGTTCCTACAATTGTACTCGTTGTTAAAGGAGAATAAGCAGACATTTCAACTATCTTTGCATTATCTTTAGCCATCTTGTTGCCCAATCCCATCGTCAGCCAGTCAAATGCTTTCTTGTAAAGTTTTTGATTTATGAATATGACTTGTCCGAGTTTTGCTTTAGCACTTGTGCGAAATAGCATATTATAATGAATCGTCTGTTCACTCTTGATATTACCTTCCTTATCACGTATCTTATAGGTAATATCAACCCCCTCATTGTAGAACTTATCACGGATTTCTCCACGTTTCTTCTCAGAATACAATGATTTGTTCTGTTTTACTCGCTCAATAGCGGTATTTATTCTTTCTTTTGATTCAGCAGTTATGTCCGTCTTTAATAGTCCCTCAAGCCTTTTTAATTCATCATCATACGATCTGCTACCAAAATCAAAATCTAAACATACTATATCACGAGTGCTTTCGTTTCCATTTTGATTGTTCTTGTGAACATCTAAACCGTTTGCTTTTAGAAAGTAACTGAACAGGCTGTTGTTGAGCATTGCTTCGGTATAAGTGAAATAATCTCTTACCCCCAAATTTACATCATAAAGCATTCCGGCACTTATGTTCTTAATTTTTATTCCGTATTCGCTAATATAAAATTCCCCCTTGTAATATTTAGTAATTTTTCTTTTGCCCAAGCGATTTCTGTCTCATATCCGCTTTTATTGAGTACATAGATATTTGGTAATTTCTTAGCTGATTTATCTTTCTCACTATGAGAAAATCCCATCTCTTTCTTTATGAGCAGGGGATGTTCCCCACTTGTGAGTATCTGCAAGCACTTATTAACTGTGCTTTTAGACATCCCTAAGTCTTTGACAATTTTATCGGTACTTTTGTAGAATGCTTCCGGGTAGTCAAAGGGATTAGGAATATCAGGTTTACGAGATATTATGTAAGATTTGACGTACAGATAAACAAGCAAAATATTTTCTTTGTTGACTTTAGTGTTTAATGACAGTATAGTTTTGAACTGCTCTATAGTAACAATTGTGAAATTCTTGCTTGTATCAAATACCAAATTATTTGTTTTAATCTCAATTCCAGTGTCAGCCTTTACTTTTGATAGATCAGACGCAATTTCAATCATCTCATTTTCTACCATAACTCTCAAAACCGCTATAGCATCAGAAAACACACTTGTTTTTCTAGTGGATATACTGTACCCATAAGAATGTAACACCTTATCAACAGTAATCCAACTATGATCCCCGCAAGTCCTATAGAACCCAATAAGGATATAAGTACCATAAAATTTTCTGCCTATTCCAAATTTCCTAGTAATATCACATTGAATATATCGGTTTGGAATCTTTACAAAATAGCCATTTTCTTCTCCTATAAAAACACCTCCTTATATTTCTTCTCCATAGTTCATTTTTATGTCAAAAAGTAACACAAGAATAGACTGAATTAAGAAAGACCGTATAAGTAAAGTATAAATACTTTACTTATACTGCGGACGAAACTTTTTGACAGAAAATTCAGTGAAAATTTTGAGCCTTTAGAAGAGAGAATTTTTTATTCTCAACTTCTTATGTAATCTTTGATAACTTGAAGTCTCCATCTTTCAAGCGAACCTATCGTTTCTTTTTTTGGTATTTCATTTTTTTTGATTCTGATACCAAAGTCTCTTAACATCTGATAGGTTTCTTCAAGACTTTCGTCTGTAGGTTTAGACCTGAGATATTTTTCATGTTCTCTCATTTCTCTTAAATCTTCAGGAGATCTCTTGACTTCAATTTTTGTAAATGCGTACATTTCTTTTTCCTCCATAAATCTTATAATTGTTTTCTTTGACGAATTTAAGGTCTAATTTAACTCATAGCAGATAATTTTCTATTTTATCCGCTATGAGTAAATAGTTGTTTTATTTTTTGCCTTTAAAGGCAAAGAGTATTGTAGATTTCTCTCTTGTCATCTTCCTCAAGTCCACAGTATCTTATTGTTGTTTCCTGCTTAGAATGATTTAACATTCTCTGAAGAAGTGTAAGGATGTAGACATACTTGTCTTTATTTTTCATAAGAGATTGATAAACAAAAGTTTTTCTTGTAGAATGACAAGATAATGTGTAGTCTAAATCAAGAGCATTCTTTATCTCATTTAAGATATTCCAAAATGATTGTCTACTCATTGGCTTATCGCTTTTTCCTCTAGGGGAGAAAAGATAATCTTCTCTTGAGTAAACTCCTAAACTTGTCAAATAATTAGGGATTACACTTTTAATAGAGTCATTCAGATAGATTGTATTCGTCTTTCCTGTCTTTTTCTCGGTAAGAGTAATCTTATCCTTTAAAGAACCATCTGTATGAAGTAAATCACCTATTCTGATCTGACTTAAATCGCTAATTCTTAGGACATTGTTAATAGCCATTACAAAATAAGTGTAATACTTTATGTTAGTTCCCTTGTATCTCTCCGGTCTGTTTAAGAGATATTCTTTCATTTCATCTATCTCTTCAAGACTTTTTATAGGAGAAGCTGCTGTATGACTCTTATTAGGATTAATGAGTTCTTTCCTATGTTTACTTGGGATGAGAGTATTCTGAGATTCCCTTTTAACACCTAATTCACTGAGCTGTTTGTGTAAACCATCTGTGTCAATCTTGACTACCGTATTTGTACTCTCTATAGGATTATCACAAGTAATCATATCCAGCGTTCCTTGATACATTTGTCTTTTCTCCTTTGCTATAAATCTTATAATCGGTTTCTTTAAGCCTATTATAACACTTCTGGTATAGGTTGTCAATAGAAAAGATACAATCTTTTTTCGTTTTCTATAGTTTATTTTGTACAAAATTTGTATGATTATTTTGGGCACTTTTTCATTCAGATATTGTTTTGATTTTCGGATGAGATAATTTTGCCACTACGAAATGTTAAGTGCAATCCACTATAAAGATAGGTTATGCCTTGTTTATAGGTATAAAAAAAGAGCCTGTTTTTAGGCTCGAAGTGATAATATCGGCATTCTGTTGGATATAAGCCAATAAAGATTAACTTTTTATAGGCTTGAAAGAATGATTTCAATTGATTTTCTTCCTTTTTAGAGGTTAAGTTTTATTGAGTAAATTCAATGCTTTATCGAAAAATAGTCCGAAGTGGTTTTTGATATTTTAGATTTGAGTTAAGTTAAGTTTTGTAGGACAGAACCCTTGTTAGATGAAGATTGTTGTTTAGATGTGAATTGATTTGCTTTGAGCAGAATTTTAGAGTAGTGTAAAAGTGGATTTAGTGTGGGTGAAAGCCTATATAATGAGATGTAAATTTAAACCTGATGTGTTGAAAAAACAGATATGAGCAGCCTGCCATCTCCAATAGCTTGCAGAAATGAGAACATACCCCACATGAGCTTGACAAACTGCCGAAAATGTCAAGTTGACAACGGCATAAAACCGGGTAATCAATGCAATTTTGAGCAAGCAAAAATGTAAGTTTTTCCCTGTAAATTCCTTGTAAAATGCAATTTTGGCTAACGTTTATTAGCTTTTTCGTTCGGCTAATGTGTCCAATAAACGGGACAGGTAAAAATTCAACATAACAGTGTTATGTAAATTATGTTACACAACATTAGTTACACAACGAATGTTACACATTGCAAGTACAACAAGCGTTACACAACATAAATTACATAACGTGTACAATAAACAGTACAGCTTTACAAGTACAATGCTATAATATATATACTTGTCCTGTTTATGGTACACCTTTGAATTATACGCATAGTAATAAAATCGCTTTACAGCCTGTAAAATAACTTTACTTAACAAGGTTAAAAATGCCTTTATAAATTTACTTAAATTATAATGAATTTACTTAACAAAACCTGATTATTATTTAAGTAAATTAACTATTCAAAATCAGCCAAAACAGCTCAAAATCGCTCAAAGTAAAAATATGTAAATATGTCTATGTCGAAATCTGTAAACGGTGAATAATTGTAAATAACTGTAAAATAATCGTGGTAATCTATGCGATCATATCAAAAAATCTGTATCGTAAAAATACGCTTTAAAATGCGATTTAAGCAAGGTTAAAATGCCATAGTCAAATTACACTATAGCATATATACAAGCCACTTAAAACGCAAAATAAACGCATTTACAGCGATGCTATAATCTTTTCTGCTTGCAATTTTGCGATTATGTGATATAATCAACTCAGGCAGCAAATAACAACGATTTGTTGAATGTAACACAGATTACATATTTTTTGTGCCTATTGCACAAAACAGCAAAGGCGAATTGTGCAATATCACAATAAACGTTTTGTTGTGTTACATAAAAAATCATGTAACTTTATGTAACAACGACTATTTGCCAGTATTTAGCAAAATGTTGTTGTTTTTGCAATATTCCATCGCCAAAATTGCAAATTTGTTTATAGTAAGCTCTTGCTTTTCGGCGTAAATACGTAATTCTTCCGCTTTTTCTTTTCTAATTTTGCAAGAAAAAACTTTCATGTTTTCTTTATCCCATTTTGCCGTTGCTCTTTTTTGTGCTTCACTAGCCATTAAATCACCATCTTTTTACAATTTTATCAACATTCCGTTGAATTATTCTATTTTAAATTACATTTTATGTTAAATCATACCGTTTTATTGCCAAAATTGCCATATTATAGTTAACAACATTTCGTTGAGTTACAGTTTTCATTGTGCAAAATGCACAAAAAAGATATAAGTTTTCCGTATTTTCTCTTGTATAATTACGCTTGAAATGTAACAGGATATACTGTATACTTATACTTGTAAGGTTAAGGGTGATACGAAAAACAAAACCACCTAAAACTTACACCGCCCAATCAGGCGGTTGCTCAAACGACCGGCAAGCAAAACAAATATATACTATATCTATAAAGGTATGATATTGAGTATATTATATAATTTACAGCAAAACAAAAAAGCCGGGCTGTAGATCAGGCATTAGCACAACACGCCTGAATTAACAAATGTGTTGTAGGTTTTGCTCAGCCGCCGCAAAGTAGTGAGCAAATTAATTATAGCTGTTTTTTGTAAAAATGTCAAGTGTATTGATAGTAAGCACTATAAAAACAGACTATCACCAAAGCCCAATTGGGCAAAAAAATACATATAAAGGATGGTTAAAATTATGAAATTAATTGCAGTAGCAAAAAAAGGTAAAGAATTTGTTCACTCAACAAAACGAGCATATTTTGCACCTGATAGTAGCGCAGATCGCATTGCAAAATCGCTCAACGAAAAAAAATATATGCTTAACGATGGCGAAAAATGGCAAGTATATGATTATGACTATATGCAAGAAAACTATGTAATTTATAGATTATCAATCTATAGAAATGTAGTAAAAATGCATTATCTTTTTTAAAAATCCCCTGATGAGTCTTTGAGAATTAAGACGAAATACCGCTAAAAGCGGTATCGGGATTACCCAAAAAAATACATAGCCTTAAATGGCGGATAGGATGGTACAAAATGTATAATTATTATGAAAATGTCAAGAATGATGTAGAAAACTACATTAAGGAAAACAAGGAATATTTCAAGGCGACAGATCTTGAAGAACTTGAAAAAGAACTCAATGAACAGTGCTGGATCAGCGACAGTGTGACAGGTAACTGTAGCGGCAGCTATACTTTTAACACATATGAGGCTGAAAAAAATCTAAATGGAAACTGGGACTTATTACAGGAAGCGTTAGAAGAATTTGGATGTTCTGATGTTAATCCGATTAAAAGGGGCGCTGAATGGTGTGATGTTACTATACGTTGTTATGTTTTGTCGCAAGCAATATCATCTTTACTTGAACAGATGGAAGAAAACAATGACCCGATACTTGATGAAATTTTCGGTTGCAACACTGATGAAGATTAAAAGTCGTCACAGCGACTATAAATAGGGCTTTAGGCTGTGAGCGTTGATCCCCCGGTTACAAGGGGATAAGGTGGTCATTAAAGGCTATAGCGGGCAAAAGCACGCTAAACATACATATTTTTACAAGGAGAAATCACAATGAAAAAAAATCATACTGAACACAGAAAACAAGATTGCCGATCTCACAGAGGCGTTAAACACCGTACAGCACCGTTGCACAGCTAGAACGCTATCAGCGGAAAATATCGTTGAAATTCTCAACGGTATTCTTGCAAAATATCCCATTGCAAAGGCAAAGATGAACGGTGTATTCGTTCACTATGACGGAGCGGAACATTTTACGAATGCCTACAAACACACCCCAGAGTCAACACATTTCACAGCCGTTTTTAATGGAAAATGTTGGGCAATCACGGAACTTTACCGTGATACTTGCCCTAACAGAAACGGGTTTAATGCCGTTGTAATGCTGACGGATACCGCAAAAATGGCACTTGTTGAGGCTATGGAAAAAATAGCTTGCTGATCAAGTAACGTTTTCTGAAGGGTTTGAACGGATCAAGCCCTATCCCAGTCCACAAGGGTAAAAATAAAATTAAAGGATGGTTACAGTTATGGATTTTGAAGAAAAATTCAAAAAGCAAAAGGCTTTGGATAATTTTGCTTACGATATTTCAGGCGAAATTATCCGTTGCGGTGCATTTATCGACAAAGAGCAATTCCGCACTTTGAAGAAAAAAATGTATCGGGCTCACTTTGAAATCGGATTTTTGAACGTGGTGCATATATACAATTATTGTATATATATTGATGGGGATCTGTTTATTCGTATCCCGTCAAGAGACGCAGAACGGCTTGTAATCAGCACGGCTAAAAACTGCTTTGTTCCGATATACTACACACGTCCTTATTAATTCAAGCGGATTTTATCCGCTTTATCACAGTCGACAGTGCAACGATCTTGAGGCTGTGCCGATACATAATCAATTTTAAGTCGCCCTGATGGGCAAGGAGGAACAAAAAAATGAATATTGAGGAAATTAGAAACAAGAGGGTAAAAATCAGCCCGCATTCGATTACTGTTAAGGATGAATATGACAAAACTAGAGGAATAGTAAGAAATACTATTCCTTATACAGAGTGCCGTCCATCCCAAAGAATGGATATTTTCAAAACATTAAAGAATGCAGGTATTTGGGGATGCAAAGAACATGAGATAATCAAAAACGTTGTAATTGTAGATGGCAAAATATACTATTTACACGATTTAAGAGTCATTGAACAGCTTGAAAAAATCATTGCACGTTTTGAACCAGATAGCATAGATGAATTTTTTGATCACGATAAAGAAATTATTGCTATAAGGAAACAGATAGCGGAAAAAGCATCAGAGTTTTTAACCGTTATTCCGTGCTATGTTATTAAATAAGGAGGAACACATGAAAAAGTACAATGAAATTATAGGTGAAATACATTCTATAAGGGAAGAAAGAAGTAAAATTACGGAACGTTTGAATAAAAAAATTGATGAACGCTTTGAGAAAAAAACGAAAAAGGATGAGCTGCCGGAAATAGAACAGGAAATAATCACTTTACAAACGGCACTCAACGATACTATTATAGCAGAAAAACTGCTTAGAAATAATGCAAAAATAGCATTCTTTACTGAAATAATGCTTATAGTATTAGAAGTTTTTAACAAGTATTCAGGTAAGCCCTATGGGGAAAAAACAAATAAAAAAATCAGTGAGGAAATAAAACAGATAACCGGATGTATTGCATATATCAGTAAAAGCTATTCGCAATATAAATATGTTTTAACGGATTTAAAAACAAATTTATCTATAGAATGTGGTACAAAATATATTAACGGTGAACAGAAACCGTTATTGATTAATAACAAAATTCAAGTAATTAACATTGAGGAAATAGAGTTATTTTATATCAATAATATATATTTTAATGATATAAATAACACTATAGCAGAATTAAAGAGAATATATGCATTAGCATATGAGAAGCAACAAGAACTTGAAAAAATATGCTCACAATTCAACGCACTAGCCGTTGATGGAATAGAAAATATTTATTCGACAAAACATATATACAAAAACCAGTATTAAAATAGAAAGGAAAATAAACATATGTCATTTATAGTATTATTTATCGGATTAATTATATATGGTATCTGGAAGAATTGCGAACCGCAGATCCCGGCAAGTTACCATAACAATTGGAAACTTGAACAGGAAGACTCTTGGAAGGTCAGTACAGGCGAAATGTCGCAACGGCAGTTTATGAAGAATATACAGAACGGAAAATATAAATAATTTGAAAGGAACAAGATTATGAAGATAACGGAATACAGAAAAAACCTTGAAGCCGATGGTTATAAAACAAAGCGCGTAAACGGTGAATATTTTGCTTATAAAGATGGGAAATTTTATGAATTTTTTATTGACTGGTTAGGTAATAAGGATTTTTTTGAAATATCATTAGATGTAATGAACCCTGAATATGCAGAGCCTATAAAAAAGGCATTTGAAAGGAAATAAACAAGATGAAAATAAACGCTAAGAATACAAGAAAAATATCTAACCTTTATCATGACTATTTGCAGATAGATAGTGAAAAAGATTTAAAGAAAAGAAAGCTAACACTTGTAGAATATAAAGATATTGCGTTTTTTGCAAATGAATTGCAGAGGAATGGATTTTTCTTGACTTTTTCAAAGGCAATAGCAGAATATTTTAAACGCTTTGATTTTACGGTTATCCCATCACATGATTTTGAAATCAATTATAAAATAGAAATCTAAGGAGGATAAAACAAAATGAAACGTATAAAGGAATTTTTACAGCGGGATTACATATCGGAAATAGCAAGCAGCTTATTCCTTATTGCTATAGGTATAATCTATACGGCTTATTCAAGTGACGGAACACTTTTAGTATTTGCATTTCCGATAGGGATTTTTATCCTTATCGGATCAATAGCGGAGTATCGGAAACTGTATCATAACAGCGGAACGGAAGAAACAACGGAAACAGAAACACACGGAAAACATTGTGCTTGAAAGGAGAAAAAAAATAATGGAACTGAAAATTGCTTATTGCTATAATCAAAAGTTTTTGCCTACAAATAGGCATAAAAAATTAAGAGAAAGGCAAATAGAAGATACATTAATAGTAAATATAACAGAGTTATCTTCGGATATTTTTCCTGTTGCATTTATTATACATGACCTGCAATCGGTGCAAGATGGTATGACTTCTTATGAAGATTATAAAAGTGAAAAGTGTGAATACCGTATGTTTGCAGAAGAAATCAGAACTTATAAAGGAAAGCTTTACATTCCTATTCGAATTACACATGGTGCCGCAATCAGCACGATTTTTGAGAATGAAAGTTATATAATTAACTATCTTGAAAGACAGTGTACAAAAAATTATGATATGTATAAAAAAGATGAGTTTACGGAAAAATCCATCGTAATAAAAGAAGACAAAGAAAAAGTAAAACAAATGTTGCATAACTGTTCAAGGCATTTTATTTATTTTAACGGAAAATTTTGGAGGAATTGTGCTGAACCGATATATAATATAGAAACTTTCGGGCTTGGCAATAATCATGGAGGTACTGGATTTTTTATTGAGTATGGATATTCTAATATCATGGAAAATAATTTCAATGCGTTACAGAGAGACGATGCTATTGATTATGGAAAAGCCATTGCTGTTGGTCGAGGGGATACAAATTCTGTTAATATCATTGGAAAATATTCTAACATAGAAGTCATTATGCCAGAGATGGTAAAGATGCCGTTCAATGTGCTTGAAAGGATGGAAAACAATGGATAGATATTTCTACAGCATAGAAGAAGATAACAGAAAGAAATGCGTTCACTTTAGCGGAAATGTATTCTGTGACGAAGGAAATTCATACGGAACACTAGCGGAATGGATATTCTTATATATCCCTATATCCGAATGTGTTTCGCTTATAGAAAAAGGTAGTCTGTTTGATTGGATTGATGAATGTATATCAAGTGTAGAAGAACTGACGGAAAAAGAATGTCAAGATTGTATCAATGAATATTGGAACGGAAAATCAGGAAAGAAACTGCCGTTGAACGAAATCACGGATAAAACGGAATGCGGATATTATTATTTTGACAGGTGCTACACATGATTAAGTTTACAGCAAATAACTATATCAGCGGAAACATAGACAGAGAATATTCTGATCTTGTTATATCCCGGCAGGTTATCGGACGGAACAAGATACAGTATGTATGTAAAAGCGATAGATGGCTTGAAACAATGCTATCACAGTATCGGAAAAAGATTGAAACAGTTATGGAGGATTGACAGATGAAAATAAAAATAACAAACTTGTTCACAAAAGAGGAATTGTCACTCTTGTATTCGGCTTTGAAATTAGTTGGAAATGAAATGGAAAGGGAATTGCCGATTAACATGAGATCATCATCGAGACTCGCTCAGAAGATAAGGGAAAGTATTGAAATTGATAAGGAGGATTAAATAATGACAAAGAATATTACGTTGACAATGGAAGAAATTGAGTTAATATACTCGGCTTTGCTTGTGTATGGGGACAAATTATGCGAAGCAAACAAATTACATCTGGATTACGAAACGGAAAACGGAATAGCTAACAGGGCAAAAAAGGCGTATAATACAGCTCGTAAAATTATTGAAAGCAATACCGATAAAACGGAAGTTTGATAGGAGGAAAAAACAAATGAAAGTAATTGAAAAATCTGTTACCCCTTTTGGAACAGAAATACAACTTGAAGATTGGGGCGATGTATATCATGATGTTGACAACTACATGATAGGGGCGTATCCTATAGCAGAAAATTCGGAAAAGTTTTCAAAAAAGGGCGAAACTTTTAGGATTAGCATTTCTGCAAATAAATATATAGGCTATACAGATGATGATGTTTTGTACGATTATGAAGCATTGAAATCTGGCGAAAAAACACTTGCGGATCTTCGTGAACATTTTTGGAACAAAAAATCGGATTGTTACCGTTTAGGAATAGAGGAGGATTAACAAATGGAAAATAAAAAATTTTATAGAAGTTATGGGGTAACAGCAAGTATTGCTGAACATAAGGACGGAACAGCAACATTAAAAGTTCGTTCTATAGGATCAAAAAGCACAGAAAAGAAGTATTCAAGCAAAAAATCTGCATTAAACGCTTGGTACAGAATGTGCAATTAAGGGGGATTAACCATGAAACCAAAGTACATTAAGACAAGGGAACGTGGTTGGTGTTGGGTGTGCCAGTACGGAAACATAATCACTACAAGCACTGTATCGGCAGAGGAATGCTACCGGAAACATATCCGTAAACTGTGCGGATTATGTTTTAATGTTGAGCAGATTGAACGGAACATAGACTTTATCAACCGTCAGGAAAGAGAAGTCGAAAGGCAGTGTTATAGCTATTGACTTATTCCGAAAACAATAGTATAATAGAGAAAAACGGAGGAACGGAAAAGGACAACAAAATTAAAAGTAGATGGATGGACGATACGAGGCATATAATTTACTTGTATAATATCGTTTATTAATTAGATTAAAACTGAAAGGAATTTTGGTATGAAAGACAATATAGTAAAAGTTTTCAGAGCAGTGCTCACGGTGAAGCTCTCCAAACGCGATAAAGCTATTGCCGAGCACGACTATCCGAGCGAAGAAGATATACGTCTTGCAAAAGAAAATACCGATGACGATCCTCCTGAAAGAGTACGCAATGTTTTGATGTACTTAGAAGATCCCGAGTATTATAAGGATTCAGTCATCAAGAGTCTTATCGGCGATATTATCGAGGATGTGCTCGTGTTCAATGATGCTATCAGCAAAGCAGATTTAGCAAAAGCATATGAAGACGGCAGTTGCGATACAAAAATCGCTCTTTCTGATGATGTAGATGCTGAAATACTTAGAACTGCTATCCACTATGAAGGTGTGATTTCTCGAGATATGATGCGAGATTTCGATGGTATTTATGACACGTTTAAAGTTGCGGATTATTTATATAACAAAGGTAATGACAGCTTTACAATGACATTCACGCTCATACAGTATGAAGACGGCACAATAGAAGACTTTTATGCTCCAGGCTGTTATAATGCTTTGGTGAAACATAAGTAAAACGCCGAATAGAAACGGTTTATTTCCAGTTAAAACGAAGAAAGAGGAATTTGATATGGATATGAAAAGATATGTGCTTGTTCAGGTAAAAATCAATTTGCCTAAAACGGTTAAGGCAGGAGAAATATATGAGAAATCTACGGATATTGAGGATGATGGAATCTATAATGAAATCTCAATATTCGTTGATAGAGAGGATGCTCTTAAAGAGTTATCAAAGCATAAGACAGTTGGCAAGTTAACAAATACGGAATCCGGGGAAATTCTTTCTTGTTGTATCTATTATTTACAGGAAAGAGTTTATGATGAAAACGGAGAATACGGAATTGTCGGACTTACTTGGGTTGCTGAAGAAGAAATTGAATAGATTTTAAAGATATGGAATCAAAGATTAAATTTAAAACGGAATCGCCTTATATTGAAAAGGCTAAAAAGCACGTTGGTGAAACTTATAACGAGCTTACTATAGAAGAAGTCGTTGGTATGGAATATCGTAATGGAATATATAGAACTATGGTAAGGTGCAGATGTAGTTGTGGAAAAGAAATTATCGCTATGCTATCTGCTGTGCTTTATGGAAACATTAGATCTTGTGGACATAGAAAGAAAAACAACTTCAATAAATTTTATGATGGATTTGTTGATGGAACAAATACTATAACAATATCTAAACCCAATCGTATTATCAAAACAAACACTTCAGGAGTAACAGGTGTTACAAAAAGAGGAAACAGATACAGGGCTTATATCACGTTTAAACAAAAGCAGTATCATTTAGGATATTTTGCAACGTTTGAAGAAGCTGTCGCTGCAAGAAAACAAGCAGAAAAAGACTTCTTTGGAAAGTTTCTTGAGGAACACAAAATATAGAGAATCGGAAATAAAAGATATTTTTAACGAAATAAGATTTCTGATTCAACAAGATATTGTGTTAGAATACAACAATATAACGGTTAATTCACTTTTGTGGATTAACCGTTATTTTTATTGGATTTTGCTTGTTCAGCGAGAGTCTTAGCTCTTTCTCTGATAACAGCTTTGGAAACAGAATCGGCTGTTCTATAGTCTGTTAGAAGCTGCTGTTCATCTAATGGAATGGAATCATATCTTGTTTCGCCATCAAAGAGATAACCAACGGAGACATTGAAATATTGAGCTATTTTGTTTAATACTTCTGGTTTTGGGAGAGAACCATTCTTCCACAGTGTTACTTTAGATGTGCTTAATTGAAGAATATTTTTCACAAACTCGGTTGGAGTTGTGTTATTGGATTTACAAAGCATATCAAATTGTTCAAAGAACACAAATATCCCACCTTTATTTTGTTGAAGCATACAAAAATTCCGTAAATCGGAATTGAAGCGTTGACAATTCTATGAAATAGAATTATAATAAAGACAACGGAAATCCGCAAGAATAGTTTAACACAAAAAAATCCGCTTGTCAAATGTTAAACTTTGAAAGGAGGTGAGACAAATGCGTAGAGCTACATATTCTGAGTTCTTAGAAATTTTGCAGAGATTATTAAATCATTCTGACTACAAGAACACAATGAGATACTGTGGTATTTCAGAATAAGATTTTATAGGGATACGATGTCCCTTTAGAGAAAAACAAATATGAAAGGAATTACATAACATGAACGAATTAACATTTACAGAGGACAGAAATCTCAGGGACAATTGCATCAGCCATTACGAAGTGCTGGGAAGAGTAAAGAATTTATTGCTGATACCTTACGCAGATGTGGCAACGGCACAGCAGGTAGCTGACTTTTATGATGTGGATATAAAAACAATCCACAGAGTGTACGAATTAAACAGCGAAGAACTCAAAATGGATGGTGTAGGAACAAGAGGTTATAAAAATTTTCTAATTCCACAAGTTGTGGATTTAGAAACCTCAAAAGGAAAAGCATTGCTAACTTTCGAAAATGGTGACACTTTAACTATTCCAAATAGAGGAATCAGAGTGTTCACTCGTAGAGCTATTCTCCGCATCGGAATGTTACTCCGTGATTCTGCTGTAGCAAAAGAAGTCAGAACACAGCTTCTCAATATAGAAGAAAAGACTTCTAACGAGATCAAGACGGAAGATATTAACGAGGAGCAGAGGCTGATAACAAATGTCGGAATGGCTTTCGCAAGCGGAAACATAAATGATCTGTTAAAAGCTACAACGGAATACAATGCATTTCAGAACCGCCACATTACAAAGTTAAAAGAGGACAACAAGGCTTTGGCTGGTGACATATTGGAATGGAAGGACAGAAACAAGTTAAATGCTGGAGTAAGAAAACTTGCATCCGTTACTAAGATTTACTTTGGCAAGATGTGGAACGAATTGTACAAGAACTTGCAATATAAGTATGGTATATCGCTAAAAAGAAGAGGCAACCAGCCCTATATACAGCACATTAAGCAGGATGAATGGAAATTCGTTATAATGACATTCTCTGCGATGTGCGAAGCATATGGGCAGTCGCCAAGTGATATGTTCCAACAGGTTACGCCTAAAAAGGCTTTGGAAACTAATTATTAACAAGTTTCGTTTTAGGCAATTTGATTATTCTATCAACCTTACCCAGTACAAGCCCGTTGCAGACAACGGAATCATTTTTTGTGAAGTGAATATTGGGGAAGTTAGGATTTACAGAGATCAACTCCCCTTTACCTCTTTCTTTTATGAATGTGTTGTCATTAACGGTAAAGATACCTACTTCACCAATATTAACGTCTGGTTGTTGCTTTACAAGGACTATATCTCCTTCATCAAATTGCGGGTACATTGAATAACCGCTTATTCTAACAGCATAATCAGCCTTGTTTGTTAAAGGATTTGATTTAACGTTAATTAAAGTAAAGTCGTTTTCGTCAACATCGTTTCCGTAACCTGCGGATGCTGGATTTCCAAATAGCCGAAGTGTAATTACCGTATCAGATTCTTGGAATGCCAAGCCTCTTCTGCCTGACTCATCAGCATCGGGTACATATTCCACAATATCGGAAATGTCGCATTCCAAAGCATCACATAATCTGCACAGAGTAGGCAGAGCTACAGAATCCCCTTTGCGAATAGATTGTATTGTTTTCGGATTCAAAGGATCAACCTTTAAATATCGCAAAGAGTTTAAACTTACATTCTTTTCGTCAAGAAGGTGGAATAATCTGTCGTATTTAATTGGCATAATAATCACCTCATCTTACCTTATTGTACCATTAAGTAACCACAAAGTCAAGAAATTATTTGTATAAAAAGTTACACTAATTTTTTCTGTTACTTTTGTATACTTTTACTATTGATAAAAAGGTTACATTTTGGTACGATTAGCATCACAAGGTTACATTAGTAACAAGTAACAAAAATTATAGGAGGATACAAAATGGAACACACACTAAGTACCTGTACCGTAAAAACATTCACGGAACGGTATGAGAAACAAAAGCTAAACTTTGACTTCACTATTCAGCGTGATGGTGGGCAGTGGAATAGTGAGCAGCAGAGTTTGCTTGTTCATTCTATTCTTGTAGGCATGATTGTTCCTGCTTTGTACTTTATCAAAGAAGAAGTCGATAGCGGGGAAGTGTGGACAGTCATTGACGGAAAACAAAGATTGTCAACTCTGATGGCATTTTACAACAATGAGTTTAAGTTATCTAAGGACACCGACAACATTACTATCGGTGACAAGGAATACATAATAGCCGGACTCAAATACAAAGATTTGTCTGAGATACTTCAGGAGCGTTTCACAATGTATCCTTTTGATATTGTCTATCTGAGAGGGTATACAGATGAGGAAATAGAAGAACAGTTTTATCGCTTAAATAACGGCTCTATTTTCACAAAACAGCAGAAGGCTGTAGTACAGTTAGGCACGGAACTTGCAAGTAAAATCAATGAGATTGAGAAACATCCGTTCTGGGAACGTGTAAATATCAGTAAATCTCAGAGAAAGCATGGAGTTGTTAAGGAAACAATCTTAAAATGCTTAATGTTGTTAAGCGGTTATAACTATGCTCATTTTGGAGCGTGTGAAGTTGTTAAATTTGCTAAATTCTTCAGCAAAAACTATGATGATAAACAGCTTGAATATTTTGCTGACATTCTTGATAAACTTAATGATAATATCGTTGATACGGATGACAACAACAAGATGCTCAAGCCTATAAACATTCCTGCTATCGTTATGAATGCAGATTTCTGTGATGAAAACGATGTATCAGATACCGACTATGAAAAATTCATCACCGATTGGTTTGAAACTGGTTGCAAAAGCAACAAATATCTTGAATGTTGTGGATCAGGTAGCACACACAAAGCAAAAGTTGAGGGAAGAGTAAAAGTAATGAATGATTTTCTCCTTAATTTTATAGGGGAATAAAGGTATAAAAGAAGGGATAATAGCATGGATTCAAAGATAATTTGGGATTTGAAAGATAGCTTAAGCCAGTACAACACACACATTATAGATGGTGAAGTTTGTTACGGAGGATGTGTGGAAGATAATCCTATAGGAATAGGGTTCTATAGAGATTTTAAAAGGATAAAGTGGGTGATTCCTTTCAATTACGAAAATGTTATTGAGGGTATATGTGTTAAGAAAAATGATGATGGAACAGTTGATTATGTCATTACTTTTGATGATGACACAAGACCTATCAATATAAGAGCATACAATCGGAAGGGATTAAAAACAATTCCTATTGATGAAATAACGGGGAATGGATTGGCAACGGTTTTAACGGAAGAAATTGTCGATGATAACTTTAGTTATCTTAAAGTTAATGACAAAAATGTTGCTGTAGTAGCATTAGATTTGTTTAAACTTGTACTCGATAATGTTCAAAGAGAAAAACTGACTGAGATAATTGAGGATGCTGAAGAAAAGTCAATTATAAAGCAAGTTGATGGCAATTTAACTCTTTGTTGTGTTTTCAATTTTGAAGATAATACTTTCAGATTTGAGAGATTAAATATAAAAGATTTTGCTGGGGATAGTCCTCAGAAGATAAAAATTTCACGACAGATACATAGTAACAATAAAATAAGTAACTATGCTACAAAAATAGTAAAACAAAAGAAAGAAAATGACGGAAAGATAGCCCTTATTGACGAAATAATTAAGGTATTCCCAAAGAAATGTGAAAAATATGGGATGTCTATTTCTCAGAACGAGTAAAAGCGGAAGGAGAATAATATGGCTTGTAGAACTGCTGAACCGATTGTAACTTTTGCGGAAATTAGAAAAATTAATAAAATTCTGCAAGGAGAAATTTGGATTGCAGACTTAGGTGAAAGAGATGGTAGCATCCAATGTGGGAAAAGACCTGTTATTGTTCTGCAAAATGATGTAGGTAATAAATATAGTCCCACTACCATAGTTGTACCGCTAACAAGCCAACTAAAGAATCTTTTGCCTGTGCATACTGATCTCGGTATAGAATGTGGACTCAAAAAAACAAGCACTTGTCTTATGGAACAGATTGTGACAATCAACCAGTCACAACTTATCAACAAAATAGGTGAATTGAACGAAGATGGATATAAAGCTATTAAAAATGCCATTGTTGCATCTTTTAAAGGCATACTTTAATTGACATTTCGGGTTGTTTCGTGTATAATTTTGAGTAATGACATATAAGGAAGGTATTGGTATGTATAACGCAGAGGTAAAAGAACTGTATCTTAAAATTTCATCTAATTCGATGATAACTAAGAGTTATCTGAATAAATTAGAACCTTTTGAGATAAAATTGGGCAAAGATTTTGGAGAATTTTCTGATACAGAAGTAAAGGAATCTGTTCTTGAAATCGTAAAAAATCTAAAAGCTGGAAATACTATCAGCGTTGTTCTCACTAATATTAAGAAGTATCTGCTTTGGTATTGCGAGTATTATAATAAAGAAACATACAATATATCGGAAGTTTTTAATGAAATAAGAAAAGAAAAGAATGTGAACGTTCACTACTACAAATCCTTTCCAGATTTTTTTGAGGATTTGTATACAAATATGTATAACGATGTTCTAAAGCAGAATTTTTCGCAAACATTGATTAGGGAAAAGAGACAGTTAATTTTTGATAGATACAATGTTGGGTTGTGTTCAGCATTACTTGCTTGGTGTGGGTTATCTGGTGATGAGATTTGCAATTTAAAAGCTACTGATGTTGATTTTAACAATGCTACAATACGCTTATCCGATAGAGAAGTTTCGTTTTCTAATACTATTCAGGAAGTTTTAGAGAGGACTATATATGCAAATAATTATATAGATAAAAATGGTGAATATGGGAGATATGAATCGTCTTGCTATGTACTCCGTAGGCAACAGGTGGGGCAATCTTATTACAATGAAATTGATTCTAATAAAATTGAATTAGAAAATGACAACAATACCCCTGTATTAAGATATTATATGCAAAGACAAGTGTCACACATATTACCGGGGCTGGCTATTAGCTCAATCCGTGAGAATGGCAGCTTCGTAAGAATGTATGAAAAAATGAAAGAAGAGAATGTCTTTAGAAATGGAAAATTACCAAAGCGTATAGACAACAGTGCTTATTATGAAGATTGGATATTAAAATTGCCCCGTGGCTTAAAACAAGATACGATTCTTCGTTTTAGACTGTTTGTACGAGATATGAACAAATAAATAAAAACATGTTAAGATCACTCTGTTAGCAACAGGGTGATTTTTTTGTTGCTTTTTTCTAACATACAATCTTTTTTGATTGACAAAAATCGAAATTAGGATATAATAAGAGATGTCAAAGAAACAAATTATAAGATTTATAAAAGCGGTGATAAAATGAATAAGTACAAAAGACAAGACTTAATAACTCTCGGTTTTCTCGGTTTATGTTTTGCAATTATAACATCAATCTATATAGGAAACAAAAACGATAGTGAAAGTAACTTGAGCAGTGAAGATAGTGAATATCAGATAAATACGAATTACTATGATTGTGGCAATCCTTTTAGGTTGACAGTTGTTAAGCCTAATACCGAAAGTGATTCTAAATGGGAACATAAAGAAATTACATCTAGCGAGGGAAATCAAGAAGCTGCTATTATAAAAGACACAACATCTAAATTTGAAATAGGAGAAGAATGTGAGATTCCCGGTGTTCCGACTCATGTTAAGTTTTGTACAGACTATAGATCTTATGATTTATGGTACACTCCTCATTACAGGCTTCAGCAGGTTGCGTGGACTGATGAATATGGATTGAGAAGATACAACAATGATTACTTAGTAGCTTTAGGCAGTTACTATTCAACCGATATTGGTGATAGGTTTGAGGTTACATTAGATACAGGTAAGACTTTTACGGTTATGATGGCTGACGGCAAGTGGGATATTGATTGTGATGAAAACAATATGTACACACCAACGATTGACTACAATGGAGAATATGCTGGGAATTTGCTTGAATTTATAATGGATAAATATTCAGTTTCAAGCGAGATGTACGGATATGGGTCACTTGATTACTACGATGCTTTTAAGGGTAGTGTAATTAAGATGGTTTATCTCGGCAGAGATGATTCTGCCGATTGGGATACATACTATTAATTATTAAGGAGAATAAAAATGATTTTTAGTGGTTTTGAATTAAAGGAGAGACTTATTCGTTTACGAATTAAAAGCGAACTCACAACCTCGGATGTTGCGGAATACCTTGGAATTGAAGAAGAAGAGGTTATAAATATAGAAAACGGTAAATCTCCTTTGTTAGCCAGTATAGTAGATGAATTGTCAAAACTTTACGGTGTTTCTGTCACTCGTCTCATGAAAGATGACAACTATTTAGTAGGTGTTCCTTCTTTAAAGGATTGTGACATAAAAGATCTGAGAGACATAGCCAAAATTAATAAGATTGCCTTGAATTTGGGACAGATGAAAGAATTAGCAGGTAACTTATGATAGTTTTCAGAAAAACCACAGAAACAAAAACAAAATACTTTAGCAAAGAAATTATAACGTTCAGAAAGTTACTCCTTTTTGGCATAATACCATTATTTATTTCGGTAACAAAGGAAACAAAACCGTCGTGAATTAAATAGTGAGAAATTAGGAAGAATGGTTGAAAAATGGATTTAGCGTAGAGATAATGTTATGGGGGGTTTGCGGAATGGTAAATAAGCTAACGAAAGGAGAAAGATGTAGCGTAAATGATAACATATGAAAGTATACCAGATGGATATGAACTTTCTACAGAATTTCCAACATACATTTTAGGGTTTTGCCCTGATACGGATAGTTGGTTTGCCACTAATCAAAGATTTTTCTTTTACGAATATCCTATGGATTTTCCAAACGAGGAGACCGCAATTGAATATTTCAAGAGGAATCCAGAAGTGTTTTATAATTTGGAAAAAGAAATGAGCATATATCGCCCTTCATTTTATAATGATGGCGTTTGGTTGGAAAATACAAAGGAACTTATAACGATAAAAGATTAGTTTTATAGGGGAGTTTATTTATGACCATTATATTCAGACAACGTACATTCTCAAAAAGATGGAAGATACAAAAAGACTGGGATGTTGGGGTAAACCATACTACAGCAACTATTGTTGCTGATGAGAAACGCTATGTCCTTAGATCTGATAAGAAAATAACAGAATGTGAATGTTGTATCAGCTCAATTGAAAGTATGGGAATAATAGAGGGTGGAATGATTTTTATAAATAATGACGCAGACGACATAGAGGGTGGTACTTATTATAAAATCTCAAAAATAATGCGTGATACGAATTGGAGACTAATAGTCTATCTCGAAGATGAAATTAAAGAGGATTTTTCTTCAGACCAAGATAGATGGAAGTTAGAGGACAAACTTTTAAATGTTGACAAGCTCGAAGAATATAAAAGAACTCATAAATACAAACACAGGTTTTTTAATTTTAAGAAAGGTTGATAAGAGATTATGAACAGAGATAAAGCATCTGAGATTATAAAAGTAATGGCGAGAATTGAAAAGATTGAAGATTATTTAGACTTCTTTAAGGATAGATCTTATCCAGATGAGTTCAAAATTCGTTATAGAGGAACTGAATGCCTTGAACTTGAACAAGAAGCCTTAGATACGATTATTGATTATTACGAGAAAGAACTCGCAGAGCTAAACAAGAAATTATCTGAGTTATGAGGAGAAATAGACAATGAAGATAACCATAGAATACACGCTGTATCCTGACAAGGACTTTTGCCTAAACAATCCTGAGAAATTCAATGGGAAATTTGTAGATGAAATAGACAGTTATGTAGGAAAAGTTAGTTTTGACGGGGCAGAGCCTATCATCGAGGCTAAAGACTTTTTAGAGAGATTACTATGTGACGGCATTCATGTTAAACCCAGTTGCTACTATCTTCTTCAACATTTTTGCGATGTTATAGATAATCTTGAAGATTTTATAAGCGACAGAAATTCTTTTATCTTAACAGAACCGGAAATCGAATATTCTCAATCCATAGGTGGCAACTATGAAGGAACGGAGTTTAAGGTTACTATAAGTAGAGATGAAAAAACGGCAAAGAAGATTTATAGCGTAGAAACAGAATTACATGGTTACGCAGACGATACGTTTATAGGAACAATTGGTGAGTGTGAGGACTATATACGCAATCATAACCTTCTTGAATCCAAAGATATTGGAGAAGTTAGAGTGGCACTTCTTACAGTGCAGAATGACGGAGAAACACACTGTGAGGAATTGTATAAATGCGAAAAAGCGTATAGAGTTGACGAAAATCAGAATGCTGTATCGTGTATTGTGTATAGAAAAATGATTCGTTAATAAAAGACGGCTTTTATAATAATCAACAGTGGCGGAATAGGTAGACGCTAGTATGGCTGTTGTAATGACAGCAATAAGTTTACTTGCGGAAACGGCATGAGAATACAGAGCGAGACAATTCAAACCTATATAAGTAGGCATCAGAAATGATGGGAACGAGATTGTCATGTGTGGTGCAAATCCACACCTGTTGATTAGCAAGTCTTATCCTTAAGCCTTTAAATGAAGGTAACTCTGGGTTTGTATGTTTCCCGTATAGAGTTTTAAAAACAACAGAAAAACATACAACACGCAAAGGTAGCCCAACGGCAGAGGCAATGGACTTAAAATCCAGTCAGTATGAGTTCAAATCTCACTCTTTGCACCAGCGGATATTTACATTCCGCTTTCTACAAGCGATAGCTTGCATGAGAAGTAGACGAACCGGTTATTCTGTGATTGCAAGGTTGAAAATATCTGCTCCAATCCCTTAAATAGTTATATCTCCTGTGGGAATATGACAGCCTTGGTGTTGCGGCAACAAGGTGGGTTATACGAAATAGTATCAGGTGATATGTGCGATTGTGTAAAGAAAATAAAAAATGTCAATAATTAATTCTTGAACAACACACATATTGAGTACACTCAAAGCATTTTCTCTCCCCTATGCTTATCTGATACTATTAACATGGAGATGTAGCTCAGTTGGTAGAGCAGCAGGCTTTTAATCTGCGAGTCAAGGGTTCAAATCCCTTCATCTTCACCAGCCCGAAAGGGTAAACTTCGATGATGGTTTTCATAGGGGTGTAACTCAGTGGTTAGAGAAATTTGTGTCGTGGGTTCGAATCCCACCATCCCTAAAGGTCTTAACCTCGAGACCTTATAAATAAAGAAGGAGACACTTGCTAATACTCGTAGTCTCAGTATCTTTAAAAGCAACAGAACGAGGACTGACCAGTGATTCATGAGTTGTTGGTTGGGTTCAGTAGTATAATTTAGCCTGTATCGGCTTGGTGTATGGGATTGCATAATGGATGTGGTTTCTGACGCACACTGAATATTCCGGATATTTCAGAGGAAATAGACCGTACTACTGAATTAAATTGTCGCTATGGTGGAATGGCAGACACGGCAGACTCAAAATCTGCTGATAGCAATATCGTATCGGTTCAAGTCCGATTAGCGACACCAACGCAGATATAGTTTAATGGCAAAACGTTGGCTTCCCAAGCCGAAGTTGCGGGTTCGATTTCCGTTATCTGCTCCAAACGAAAGGATAATAAAACGGTTTCGTCATAAGAAATGCGGAAATATCTGAGTAGGGTTCTATACTCGTACAAACCTATTCTCACCCTAGAAAGTTAAAGAGTGCGGGTAATATCAAAAACATAAAAGCCACGTTTTGTGTGGGTAGTGAGAGTGCAAAATCTAAGCGATTGAGTAGCAGCATCGCCTAAGTAATTCGTAATGCACCGCCCTAGTTTTTACGGTTATTAGGGATAGTGTGTGATTTGCTACATCACACACTTACATTGGCACATAGTGAAGTGGTGAACACATCAGACTTTGACTCTGATAGCGTAGGTTCAAATCCTACTGTGCCAGCCAAGGCTTTTGGTGTTATGCTACAGGTACTACCTGAACCAACGGCAGCGATGTCGTCAGAAAGGGGTCTAAATTTTGGCATTTAGCAGGGCAGTTAAATGTGTTAATTAGAATTAAACGAGGAAACGCCAGATCCACCTTTCAATCGTTCTAAATGTTAGTTCAGTTTTGGCACTCTGAACTAAAATAAAAGTGCCAAACATAATTGTAAGACCGCAAGAGGTTAAACAATATCCAAGAAAATAAAAGGAGAAAAATATGACAAAGTATTTAAAAATTGAAACCCCTTTTGAAAGAGCTGCTGACGGCTCAAAGAAACTTATAGAGGGAAAATTCAGAAACGAAACCGTTGAATATCTTGCAAACTCCGAGTGGGTATTTACTGAAAAAATAGACGGTACAAACATAGGGATTGTTTGGGATGGACATAAAGTTACATATCAAGGTAGAACTGAGAATGCACAGATCCCAGCTCATCTTGCAAATAAACTTGTAGAATTGTTTGGTGGAAATTCTAACGAAGAACTCTTTGAACAGAAGTTTGGAGATCAGCCGGTGATTTTATTTGGTGAGGGGTATGGCGTAAAGATAAACGGAGGAGGGGCATATAGACCAGATGTTTCGTTTATTCTTTTTGATGTTTATCTTCCTGCGGGCAATATATGGCTAAAGAGAGAGGCTGTAGAAGATATTGCTCGTACTTTTAATATTGATGTTGTTCCTATTATTATGAGAGGAACTATAAAACAGGCAGTTGACTATGTTAAGACAAAGCCAGTATCAACAATAGGAACGGCTAAGATGGAAGGATTAGTTGGTAGACCTGCGGTTGAGTTAAACGACCGTATGGGTAGAAGAGTTATCACGAAAATTAAGGCTGTTGACTTTGAATAAGGAGAGAAAATATGAGCGATTGGATAAGTGTGGAAGATAAACTTCCCGAAAATTTTGGAACATGGAAAGAATATTTGATAACAATGCTTTACCCACGCAGTGAATATGAATATCGTGTAGTAGCAACCGCATTGTATGATAGTCGTCAAAAGATATGGCATTTAAATCCTTTCAGCGAAGAGGGTGAAGAGAAAACTGTAAACGCTTTAATCTTGCCTTGCACCGCCGAGAATGGTGAGATAAAAATAACACATTGGATGCCGTTACCAAAGTCACCGGCTGAATTTTGAGAGGGGCATAAAATGATTTTCTATATTATAAGTGCTTTCTTTGCAGGAGTTGCAATTGGTTCAATAATATCACTTATTGTTTACAATTTGACTAAATAAGAGGAGAAAAGATGAGAGAAATTTTATTTCGAGGCAAAGGCGATAAAAGATATAACGATGGCGAGTGGTGCTTAGGCGTTCCGATTAAGTGCTATGACGGCGATTGGCAAATTTGCACTGACCATATCAGAAGAACTGTTATCCCCGAAACGATAGGACAGTACGCTGGATCACCAGACAAGAACAACAAGAAGATTTTTGAGGGAGATATATGCAAAGTCACAATGTTCACTTGCGAAGGCGAAGACAAACACTACTTGTGTGAGGTGTGCTTTGACTGCGGTTCGTTTGTCTTTAGGGAACGTTCTGGCTTCGACATTCTGCCCGTGGATATTTATGATTTTGAAACAGACGTTGAAGTTATCGGCAACATTTACGATAATCCTGAGCTGATAGGAGGCAGAATAAATGGATAATCTAAAAATCGGTGATAAAGTCATTATGAATGACAAATATTGGGTAAGTGCAGAAAATAAAGGCAAAGTATGGACGGTTGATTCTGAACCGTGGGAGTGTTGTGGAACGACCGTTGTAAAACTTGAAGGCAAGGTGGGTGGTTATGCAGTGGATGGGCTAGATTTGATGCCTAGATACATAAATGCCAATTCCAAGTTAATAGGAGGTACGAACAATGGCTGAATATCTTGAAAAAGAGGCTTTTAAACTATGGGCGAAACATTTTTTGACCAATAGTTCAACACTTTTAGACGTGATAGACCGTACAACACCCGCTGACGTTGAACCAGTAATACACGGGCATTGGATATATGAATGCAGTCTGCCATCAGCATCAGGGATCGGGGAAACATTGCTTTGGAAATGCTCTGTTTGTGGATACATTTCTTTCAATATATCCACTAAATACTGTCCTAACTGCGGAGCAAAGATGGACGAGGATACAAAATGTTAAAACCAGCTTTATTATACAAAGAAGAAATCCAACGTGAAATTTCAAACTATATTTATAACGAAGATATGTTTTTATACACTGGAACGTTGGGGTTTTATACTCCGAATTTTGAAAATAACGATGACGGTACTTTGTGTCAGTACGCAATTGTAAATGAGGGAAAGGTGATAGGCTATTTCTCATATCATGTCGATTGGTATGCTTCCTGCGTCAATAACATTGGATTATTTTCTTTTGATAGAAAAAATAAGACGATAGGAACTGACGTTTACCGTGAAATTAGAAAGCTAATTCGTGATTATAAAATACATAGAATCGAATGGCGCATGATTGGCGGAAACCCTGTTGAAAAGCATTACGATAAATTTTGTGAGAAATACAACGGGAATAAGCACATATTAAAAGATGCTATTCGTGACAGACAGGGGTATTATCACGATGATGTAATCTATGAGATTATAACGGGTGGGTAAATATTTTAAACAGATAAGGGGTCATCTCATGGGCGTAAATGAAGAATTAATACGACTTGTTCAAGAAAATCCAGAATTGCCTATAGTTCCTGTAGTATATATCGAAAACTGCTGTGATGATTATAGCTCGTTTTATGGTAGGTTTGATTCAGTGGACATAGGAAGATATGCGGAGTGGGACGGACAAATTTACACTGACGTGGATATGTTCAAAGAAGATTATTTATTGCAAAACGGAAATGAGTTATATACAAGGTATAAAGATGACTATTCAGTAAATTTGTGCTTGCAGAGAATTGCAAGTGGTTATTTTAAAAAGGCTATTCTGCTGTATATAGATGTGTAAAAAACAAAACAAGTCTTTTATCGCAAGGAGGTTATACATGAGCAAAATAGAATCAATAAAGATATACAACAAGGAATCTGGTGAATTAATTAAAACGATTAGCAATTCAATGGATGTAAAGCCTATCAGTGGTGGCGAGCCGAAATCCACACCCAGAAGGAAACCGAATACACTCTTATACGCAAAAACATTGGCTTTTGTAGGACAATTAACCTCTATCTATAAAGAACACGAAATAAAAAGTGTAGTAATATGTAAAAGTCATAAAAAGAAACGAATAAACAAGAAAATTCAAGACAAATTTGGATATAAAACAATTATCTATACTAACGATAATCTTGTGATAAGGTTTTTTACAAAATTCCCGATGATTATGAAATAGTGAGAGGAGAAATTTTATGATAACTAAAGAAGTGTATGTTGCTTGTGACGGAATAGAGTTCTATGACGAAGATGAATGCAGAGAATATGAAGATGAATTAGATAATTTGCAAGTTCCAGATCTAATTAAGGCACTAAAGGTGATAGCGTCAAATAAAGTTATCTTTTCGTTAGGTAATTGTGATAGATGTCCACTAACGTCAATTTGTGATTCGTGTTTCAACGACCATCCGCCTTGCTATTGGCACGAAAATAATATATTGAAATTAGGAAATTAAAGGAGATTTAAAAATGGAACATATTTTACAATTTGGCATCAATATTGATGACGATATGATAAAGAAAACTGTTGTAACTACAGCGTCACAGCAAATCGTAAACAGTATAAGACAAGATATTATGAAACAGCTAACCGGCAATAAAAAGCCAACAGAATGGGATTACACAAACAGATTAAAAAATCTGGTAGAGGAGTGTTCTGAGACTTTTATCAAAGAATATAAGGACGAAATAATAGAGAAAACTTCGGACAAGTTAGCAGAGAGATTAATAAAAACAAAAGCCATTAAAGATATGGTAAATAAAGCCGTGTCTGACTTAATGAATTGAGGCGGTTATATGACAACAAAGTATATTGCTTATGATGGTAAAGAATTTGACAACCCCTCAAATTGCAAAAAATACGAGAGATATTCTCTAAAGGCAAGTGCGGGTGATGCGTTTAAATCTATTAAGACGTTAGTTGCAAATTCTGCAATTGCAAATCAAAACTGTACCGAATGCCCGTTTTGTAATCAATGTTCTTATTTGTTTAACGAACTTCCACCTTGTGAGTGGAATGTTAAAGGGATTTTAAAATTATGAGAATTGAGATTAAAAGTGTACATTACCATGACGAGCCTGAAACCATATTGTACAGATACCCAGAATTAAAAAGTTATAATCCTTATGTCAGATTTTTGGACGAAAATAATATACGAGGCACAGTTGCTATAGAGGTTGAGAGCGTAGCTGATCTTATATGCCTTAGTGAAAAAATAGACACCGACATTATTGTCGATTCAACAGAACACTGTTTGCTTTTGTATGACGATTATATAGAATGAATAAAAAGGAGAAAACAAGGATACAGAATGAAAACAATAGTAATTAACTTATTCGGAGAACCTTCCGCAGGAAAAAGCACTTGTGCAATGGATATTACTGCTAAACTAAAAAGGAACGGAATAACGGCTGAGTATGTTTCAGAGTTTGCAAAAGACAAAGTGTGGGAAAACGATAGCGAAGTTTTTAGACATCAAGAATACATATTTGGCAAGCAGTCGTTTAAGATGGGTAGAGTAAAAGATAAAGTGCAAGTTATGGTTGTCGATTCTCCGTTAATATTATCGGCGGTGTATGATAAACAGCTTGGAGAAAATTTTCGTGCCACGGTGTTGGATATTTTTAACTCTTACAATAACAAGAATTACTTCTTAGTAAGAAATCACCCATACGAAAATGAAGGGCGACTACACAACGAGCAAGAGGCATTTCTTATAAAACAGGAAATTCTCGACAAATTGAATGAATATCATATCGGTTATGATATTGTAATTTCAAGTGAAGAAACGTGTAACAAAATTGTCGATGACGTCATTAAGGAGGTAAAATGAACAGTAAGGGACATCTTATAATCAGTTTATCAAAGTCTGTAATACGGATGGTTGGTGGCTGTGCGGCACTTGTTGTAGGTAATGTCTTGCCTTTAGCTCTCGGCATAATAATAGCCGAGATAGGTGGCATTTTAGAGGAAGTAGTTGACAAGCGATAAAATGTTAGTTTTATAGGGGCAATTTTTGATTGTGTATTACAACTTTTATATATTTTTAGTGACAATTAGGGCAGAGTTGAGGTGAAAGAATGAAAGTTTATAAAGAAAATAGTTTTTTGATATTTGATTTTGAAGATGGAAAAACTGTTAAATACGATTTTGCTACAAAAAAGTCGTATGGCTTTTCCGGGAAGGAAGTTAACGGACTTCAGAATCAGCTAAGAAATATTAGTTTTAGTCAAATTAAAGAGTCTTGCATAGACGAAAATTACGCAAACTTTCTTGCATTCGTGAAAATGAAAGAATCGGCATCGTATGATATATATAACATAGGCACTATTCTAAGACGAGTTCAGAGGTACTCAAGATTTGAACAAATATTCTCGGCAGGAATAAAAAATGTAGACTCACAGTTTATATACAAAATAGGGGATATACCTTGTGCTTTACGCAAGCTTTGTATTAACAAAGATTTTAAACTTTCTAATTTTGTGGTTGAATCCTATAAACAAAACCCAGATGCTATGCTTTTAGTTTCAAATTTATCTTATATGAGTTTGGACAATCGAAAGCTGTATAGTATCTTGTTTTACCCTTATTATAGATATAATAGCGAAGAAAAATCAAATTTTAATATTTTAACCAAACAAATGGGATATTCTGCAAAGCCATTACTTCAGTACATAGATCAGTTAGTAACATTTGAAGCGATTGATGATGTTGAGTTTATTATGAGAGAATTACTGGATTATGCAAAAATGATGAATGCAATTAGCAACAAATTTGACAAATATCCAAAACATTTTTTAACAACATTTAAAATTGCAACTAGAAACTACAATCGTTTAAAGAAAAAGTTTTCCGAAGAATTGTTTAAAAACAGAATTGACGAATCCTTGGAGATGTCTTATAAGAATTATATGTTTATATATCCTCGTAGTATTGATGATATAAAAGATGAGGCAGTTCAGCAGAACAACTGTGTGGCTTCATATATCGACAGAGTTCTCGATGGGAAATGCCATATTTTATTTTTAAGAAACAAAGACTCTATCGACAAGAGTCTTGTTACTCTTGAGGTGCGACATAATGAAATTGTACAAGCAAGGCGTAAATTCAATTATGCGGTCTCTGCGGAAGAACAGGAAGCTATTGATGAATGGAACAAAAGGCATAGTGCATAATGAGGGGAACGTATATTTTTAGTACACCAGAAGAAGTTGGGAAAGCCTTCCGTGTGATATACGAAAGGATGAAAAACCAAGACGATCCATTCGCCACTCCTAATGTAACAAAAACTTGCCATTGGTGCAAATATAATCATGGTGTCGAAGGTTATGATCAGGAATGGGGAAGATTTCTCTGTATCAGACATTACTGTGATAGAAACAAAAATCTGATGGATACATATCGGAGTAAAGATAAGTACGATAACTTTGAATGCCAGTATTTTGAATATGGAGAAGGGCAGTATGATAAAATGAGCGAAAAAGAGAAAAAGATGTTAGGTTTATGATATGTCGAGAGAGATTAAAATCAACATTTTATCTATAAAGAAAAGAACCTGTAGAAATAATCACAGGCTCTTAACTTTGATCTACTTGTTAAATAACATGAGACTCTTTTCAATCCAACCCATCACATTAGAGCAACTATAGAATGGAGGAATTTAAATAATAAAAAGTGTATCTTACGATCAGTCGGAAATCATAAAAAATATTCTTTCACTTCATGTAGAAAATAAGCAAATAGATTTAGACCCTACATATAGCAAGGGGAATTTTTATAAAAACACAGGAATTGATACACCTATATATAAGTTTGATATAAATCCTCAAGCAGAAGGAGTCGAATTTGGCGACAGTAGACATCTTCCTTTGAAATCAGAATCCATTTTCTGCGAGATGTTTGACCCTCCGTTTTTAGCAACAACAGGAAAATCTCTTTCAGAAGATACTAAGTCCAATAAGATTAATAAAAGATTTGGAGTTTATCCGTCTGAGCAGGATCTTCATCAGTTTTACATAGACAGTATGAGAGAATCGTACCGGTTATTAAAAGATAAAGGAATATTGATTTTTAAATGTCAAGATAAAATAAGCAGTGGCAAACAATATATGTCTCATGTGTTCATTATGAATGAAGCTGTAAAGATAGGGTTTTATCCAAAAGACCTGTTTATACTTTTAGCGAGAAATCGGATAGTTGCTAACTGGCAACTAAAAAATCAAAAAAACGCAAGAAAGTTTCATTGTTATTTTTGGGTTTTTGAGAAAAGTAGCAAAAAGATACAATATACAGAAAGCAAAAATCCCTGATGTAATATTGAAAACATCTAATATAAATGTGTTAAAAAGAAGGGGAGATATGGCAAGAGAAATTAAAATCAACAAGAAAAATCTCAGTTTAGAGAGAAGATATGAGATAAGGGAAATGCGTATGAACAAAGCACCGATGATTGCTTTTATCATAGAGTTAGTGCTTGCAACAACAGAGATAATATTAGTGTGCAATCTTGTGATAGAAATCGTTACTAAAGTATTAGGTGTTTTGTGTGGCGTAGGTCTTTTAGGATTTTTTATAACCGGTATGGTATGTATAGAAATTCAAATGGACTATGATGAATGGAAAAACAAGTACATAAATAGAAGAATTAATAAACGTTGGAGAAAGGACAAAAAATGGCTTATATAAAAAGAGCTGGTGGACTTATATCACGGAAAGAACTTTTTGATGATATACACCATTGCGTTAGATTTACCTGTAAAACAGGCGATTTTAGTGAGATAAGAGGTGCTAGCAAAATTATAGATAGAATAGAAGTTGCCCCAGAAATAGACATAGAAAGAGCGTTAAACAACGCAATAGCTTCTACTGAAATGGAAGGTTTTGAGATTTCCGAAAAGGACAGAGAGTTGTTGCTCAAACTTTTAAAGAAAGAACTGGGGCTTGACGAGGTTATTGAGATTAAAAACAAGGAGTTTAAAAATGGGTAAAGAAATCTCGATTCAGTGGATGTGCAAACCAAATATCTATGACGGCGATGTATCCACCATTATTAAATATCTAATGGCTAATGCAGAAGATGAAGATGAGTTTAACACTGATTGTGAGTACGAAATCAAGATCGCTTGGCAAATATTCTCTAATAGAATGTGTCGAGGTAGCTCGTGGGTAGATGTTACTGAACATAATCTGTACAGATTTGCAAGATGGTTAATGACACATTATAGAGAATCAGACGGTAAGTGCGTAATTGAAAGGTGACATGAGTGCAATGAGTAAACTAACCATAGAAGAAAGGATAGAGCGTATTGAGACGATCAGAAATGTGTTTAGAAACGGAAAGGAAAAAGAAATGAGCAATATAGTACAGGTAAGATTTTTACAAGATCCATCCAAGAAGAGATATACATTTAACGTACCTTGTAATGAGAAAATTTGCAAGGGAGATGTGGTACGGATAAGAAATAAGAATGATAGTGAGATGATTGCTATAGCAGAAACCGATAGCGAGATGCTTAGTGAGAATGCTATTGATATGATTATGGGTGGCAAGGATGTTATAAGCTGGGTTATCGGAAAGTACAAGTACGATGAGTTTCTTAATCTCAACATAACCACAAAAGCTATAAATATTAGCAACGACTTAACGATTACGAGAGAGAATTTTAAAGATGTATGAATGTATAAATCCAAAATGTGACTGGACAGGTTACTGGTGCGACTTAGAAGAAAAGAAAGAATATGCTGGCGAATATCAAGGATATGACGTGTATCTATCAAGTAAGGTGTGTCCACGTTGCCATCAGGAAGTGAATATAATTACGTTTGGATGGGAAGAATAATGAATGCTAATATTGCTTTTTTTGCAAAATCAAAAGATGGAAATGGGTTCAATAAAATCTCTACAATGATCGGGAAACTTTTATTTTTGCACTATGATATTAATAGCAATTGTGGGGATGGCAACATCTCCATAGGAATCGAAGATTCTTACACAAAATCTGAAATTCAGATAGATAGATTTATTGACAATAAAAGAAGTTTTGCTAATGTAGCAAAAGATAAAGATTGGATTTCTGTCAATATTTTTATTGACGATAAAAATTCATAAGAATCAAAGTTTTTTATTTGACTTTTTCTAAAAATGTGTTATTATATGCTGTGCAAAGAAACCAATTATAAGATTTATAAGTGCATCGGTGGCGTGTACTTGTAATAGGAAAAGCCACTTTTATATAGATTTAAATTCTTTATTCCAGTCTGAAAAGGCTGTTTATATAGATAAAATATTTGTTTTATTGAAAGGATGATTAAATGACGTTTCAGGTTAAGAAGGCTAAGAGAGAAAAGATTTATACTAAGATTGCGTTAATGGCACCATCGGGTGGTGGTAAGACTTATGGTAGCCTTAGATTAGCAACGGGTATGGCTGAAGAAATCGAAAAGGAGACTGGTAAGAAGGCGAGAATTTTGCTTGCAAATACAGAGCAGAAGCGTGGTTATTATTACGCAAACGAATTTGATTACGATATAGTTGATGTAGAAGCTCCTCACAATCCTGAAAAGTATGTGGAGTTGATTGATTTCGCTGTTGCCGAAGGTTATGACATTCTTATAATTGATTCTTCTTCTCACGAATGGGAAGGTAAGGGCGGTTGTCTTGAATTACAGCAACAGGCAGGAGGTACTTATCAGGCATGGAGCAAGGTTACCCCCCGTCATAATAAATTTATAAATGCCATTGCTGATTCTCCTATACATATCATTGCAACAATGAGAGGTAAGGATCAGTACGAAGTCAGCAAAGATGACAGAGGTAAGACTTCCGTTCAGAAGTTAGGTGTTGGCGCAAAGCAGAGAGATGGTTTTGAATATGAATTTACAGCAACATTTTTAATAGACCAAAAAACCAACTGTGCAGAAGTACAGAAAGATAACACTCATATTTTTGAACACGAAGGAGCAACTCTTTTAACCGAAAATCACGGAAAGAAGATAATTCAGTGGGCAAACTCAGGGGAAGGGTATACTCCGGTAGTAAGAGAAAAAGAAACTGCTGATAATGTTGAAGACGAATTAAAGTCTATCAAGAAGGAAATCGTTTCGGTATGCACACAGCTTGGTGGGCAGAAGAACGAAACGCTTATGACAACATTGAAGTCTTTCGTTGCCAATGGCAATCCAAATGCAATAAAGGATATTGAAAAGGCTAAGAAGTGTTTAGAAGCTATTAAGAATATTGAAACCAACTAAGGAGGATAAAAATGAATAAGTGTATTTTAATGGGTAGGCTTACAAAGGATGCTGAAATAAGAGAAGCTAGCAACACAACGGTGGTGAGGTTTACTCTTGCTGTTGACAGAAGATTTGCAAAAGAAGATGCAAAGCAGACGGCAGATTTTATTAGCTGTGTTGCCTTTGGTAAGACTGCTGAATTTATTGGTAAGTATGGATTAAAGGGTACGAAGTTTGTTGTTGAAGGACATATTCAGACAGGTAGTTATACAAACAACAATGGTGATACGGTTTATACAACAGATGTTGCTGTTGAAAATGTGGAGTTTGCAGAAAGCAAGAAAACTTCAGATAGTAACAGTTCATCAGTAACTTCGGCAGATAAGGGATCGGTTGCACATTCAGAAAGTTCTGTAGTAAGTGCAGATGATGACGATGACTTTCCGTTTGCTTAATGGACAAGATTAAAGAAGAAAAAGATTACGTTTGTGCTTATAAATATTGTTTACATCACGGTGAAAGAGTCAAAGACTCCGAAGCCGTGATTTTAAACAAAAGACGTTATCATTGGGATTGTGCAGGAATGAAACAAGAAATCTTAAAATGCGTTGATTTATATATGACAATTTGTGAAGATAAAACTAAATTCCCAATGGTATGCAAGGTTATAAATACATTGGTATTCAAATACAAAGTTCCGATTGATTTTATAGAATCAAAATTAACAGGTTCTTTAAGCTATTACGATGGCAGACCAGTACAGGCTTTGTATGGATTACGAAGGCTCTTTTGGGAATTTGAATTTAATAAAAGGTAGGTGGTTTATTGCTAATAGACAAGGAAATTATTGAGAGAGCAAAAGAAAAACTTGGGGATGAAAATGCTATTTTAATGGCAGAATTGCTTGAGTTAGATAATTTTGACGAAAAGAATTTGAAAGCTTGTTGCCCCTATCACAATGAAGATACGCCGAGTTTTATTTACAACCCTAAAAAGTATTCATACCATTGTTTCGGGTGCAATCGTACCGTAGATCTTATAGACGTTCTTGTAGAAAAAGGCAACACATTTGTTGATGCTGTTAAGATACTATGCGATAAGGCGAATATAGAGTTTTCTTGTCCAGAACAACACATCAAAACATTACATGGCTACAAATATCCACACGAAGAATCTCGTGAGAACGATATGAGTAAAGTTTATGACTATCTTGGCAAACGTGGAATCAGTAAAGCTACAATAGATTACCTTGATATTCGTTCTGATAGCAACGGTAATATTGCTTTTCACTCATACGATCAGTTTGACGCTCTAACGGTTGTCAACTATCGAAAACCCTTTAAAGCAAAAGAGAATAAGTGTTGGTTTCAGAAAGATGCTGACACCGCTGATATTCTCTTTAATATGAACAGAGTAAATACAACAAAGCCGTTGGTTATTACTGAAGGGCAGATTGATTGTGCAAGTGTAATTGAAGCAGGGTATTTAAACTGCGTTTCTGTTTTAAAGGGGTCTCAGGGTATGGGGTGGATAGAGAATCTGTGGGATTGGCTAAAACAGTTTGAATCAATTATAGTTTTTAGTGATGGTGACAGAGCTGGTCTTAAAATGAGAAGTGAGATTATCAACCGTTTAGGTGCTATGAAATGCAAATATGTTGAAGTTCCATCTGAGTTAGAGTATAAAAATACTGGTAGGATGTATCCAGTAAAAGATGCGAATGAGATAATCCAATGTAAAGGTAAAGAATATTTGCTTGAACTTATAAATACTGCTAAAGATATTCCAATTACTTCGGTTGCAAAACTCTCCGAAATCAAAGAACTTAATCCTACAGAAATGGATGGTTTTGAATCGGGTATAAGAGAACTTGATAAAGAACTGATGAAAATCTTTACAGGAGGAGTAACACTCCTAACAGGACTTCCGAGTGCGGGTAAAACAACATTCCTTAATCAGATTGTTTTAATGGCAATGGATAACGGTTACAAGACATTCTTGTTTTCGAGAGAACTTCTAAATGGTATGAGTAAAGGGTGGTTTACGCAAGTAGCAGCAGGAAGAAGAAATATGCACTCAATTAGGCTTGCTAATGGCAACGATTTTTACATAGTGAATGACGATGCAAAAAAGAATATAACTCAGCATTATGACGATTCATTCTTTATCTACAAAGATGAGGAAGAAAACAGTGAGGACAAACTATTTGAGAGTATGGAGTTATGTGCTACCAAAAAAGGATTAAGACTTTTTATAATAGACAACCTAATGACCGTCCAACTTCGCGCCGATACTGCTGATACAAATAAAGCACAAACCGATTTTATGAATAGGCTTATTAAGTTTTCAATGAAATATGATGTTGCGGTTGTATGTATAGCCCATCCAAGAAAGATACAAGGTGGGGCAGATATAGGGCTGTTTGATGTTGCCGGTAGTCAGAATATTGTAAACCTTGCTACGAGAACAATTGGTTTAAAGCGAGTAAAAGAATCTGACAAAGAAAATGTATCAAACAAATATTATGGATTTGATGTAATTATTACTATCATAAAAGACCGTATATTTGGCTCGACAAAAGAAATCCCTGTATTCTACGACACTATAGACAGACGGTTTTACTCAAATTACGAAGAATATGATCGTGTTTACGGTTGGGATAAAACCGTTTATACAACGCTTTTGCCATATGTAGAAAAGAACAGAAAGGAAGTGTTCCCTGATGAATAACGAATATGAATTTATATTAAGCACAATGACTTGGAGCTTTTCAAGGCTTAATTCTTTCTATAATTGCCCTTATGAGTGGAAATTAAGATATGTTGATTGCAATGATGCGGAAAATGGTTTCTTTGGGGAATACGGCTCTTTTTTACATAAAATCCTTGAAAAATATCTCAAAGGAGAGCTATCAATTTTTGAATTGAGCAGTTATTATGAGGAACATTTTAATGAGAATATTCCTCATGATGCTCCTCCTAATAAGTATGTTGATATGAAACAGTCTTATTATGACAAGGGACTTGATTATCTTGACAACATAGATTTGGATGTCGATAAATATGAGATTTTAGGTGTCGAAAAGAAGGTTGAATTTACTATAGTCAATAAGAAATTTGTTGGTTATATTGATCTTTTAGTAAAGGATAAGGCTACTGGCGAAATTATTATAATAGACCATAAATCTGCAAGTATGAAAGTATTAAAAAATGGGCAAGTAAGTAAAAAAGATCAAGAACACTTTTTGTCATTTAAAAGACAGCTTTATCTTTATTCTATTCCTATTATAAAGGAGTATGGGTCAGTATCTAAACTAAGTTGGAATTTATTTAAAGAAAGAGATTGGCTAACTATTCCATTCGATGAGAAAGAATACAATGAATCAATTGATTGGGCTGAAACTACTTTAAAAATGATTGAAAATGAAGAACATTGGTGTCCAAATCCCGATTTTTATTATTGCAATTATTTATGCGGTCAGCGTAATCACGCCTGTGAATATAAGCCACAACCTATAACCAAAGAATTGGCAGAAGAAAAAGTATATAATCCCGAAACTGACTCTTATGTTTGATGAGGTGAGAAATGCAAAATTATCACAAACACACATCTTTTAGTAACGTTCTTGTAACCGATTGCACAGTTTCTTATGAAGAATATGTCAATAGGGCAATTGAGTTAGGACAGAATGTTATTTCAAGCGTTGAACACGGCTATCAAGGTAACTATTACATACCTTATGAACTGGTGCAAAAGCACAACGATTCACTTTACAAGAAATTAGAACAAGGGGAAATTACTGAGGAAGAATACAAAAAAAAGAAACTCAAATTTATTTTCGGGGCTGAAGCCTATTGGGTAAAAGACCGTTTATTAGAAAATCCCAAGATTGATAAAAAGACGGGCAAAGAAATCCCCGGCGAAACCGTTAAGGATAGAACAAATTGCCATATAATCTTACTTGCAAAAAACGAAGAAGGAAGAAGAGATATTAACGAAATTCTTTCAATGGCCAGTATAGATGGCTTTTACGGACAGCCGAGGATAGATATTGATTTACTTTTAAAAATTAAACCTGAGAATGTTGTTGCAACAACAGCTTGCTTGAAATATTGGGTATACGAGGATATAGAAGAAATCACAGAGAAACTTCATAATCATTTTGGAGATAACTTTTTCCTTGAAATCCAGTATCATAATACTTCATTACAAAAGCAGATAAATCAAAGAATATTGAAACTCTCAAAGCAGATGGGAATTGGGTTGATCTTCGGATATGATAGTCATTACATTTATCCTAATCAGTCTGTAGAACGTGATAATTACCTCGATGGCAGAGGTATTATCTATGACGATGACGAAAAGGGTTGGTATATGGATTACCCCGATGAACAAGAAGTAAGAAAAAGACTTTTTGAACAAGGAGTGTTATCTGAATCTGAGATTGATGAATGTATAAAAAATACAGACATTCTTCTTGATTTTGAAGATATTATTCTTGACAAAAAAGTCAAGTTGCCGAAAAATTATCGTTTTAACGGCGAGTGGGTAGGTAACAAATCTCAAGAATGGAGAGACGAAACTCTTAAAAATCTCGTTTATTCTAAATGGGAAGAACAAAAGAAAAATGTTGCCCAATCAATGTATGAAGAATACGAAAAGGGAATAGCCTATGAACTCGATGCCATTATCGGCACAAAAATGACAGACTATTTTTTGATTGACTATGAAACCGTTAGAATAGGCTTAGAAAATGGCGGTGTAATCACAAAAACGGGTAGAGGCAGTGGTGTAAGTTATTATGTGAACTCCCTGTTAGGTTTTAGCAACATTGATAGGTTTATAGCACCTGTAAAGCTATATCCAGATAGGTTTATGTCAAAGACAAGAATCCTAAAAACCGTTAGTTTGCCTGACCTTGACCTTAATCTCGGAACGGTTGAAATTTTTGCCGAAGCACAAAAAGAAGTTATGGGGGAAGGGCATTCTTACCCTATGATTTCATATAAGCCTTTGCAAGTATCGTCAGCTTTTAAACTTTATGCTAAATCACAAGGACTTGATTTTGATGTTTCTAATGAGATTACTCAGCAGATCAAAGATTACGAAAAAGCATTGAAACACGCAGAAGATGATGCAAAAGATAGCATTGATTTATACGATTTTGTAGACAAAAAGTACAAAGAGTATATTGATAAAAGTAAAAAATTCAGAGGCATTACTAACTCAAAATCACAAGCTCCGTGTGGGTATCTTATTTACGATGGGGACATTAAGCGTGAAATTGGACTTATTCGTTGTAAATCAGAAGCAACAAAAAAAGAGGTTATAACTACCGTTATTGATGGTATGGTGGCAGAAAATTATAAGTTTGTTAAGAATGATCTTCTCAAAGTTGATATATGGCTTACGATTAACAACATTTTCAAAGAAGCGAATACAATAACCCCTACCGTTCCAGAAATGGATAAATTGATAGATAATGATGAAGAAACTTGGAAAGTGTATTCAAGTGGTTACACGTTGGGTATAAATCAGTGTGAATCAGATTTTGGAGTTCAGTGCTGTAAAAAATATAGCCCTAAAAATATGATGGAACTCACTTCTTTGGTTGCTGCTTTGCGACCAGGTTTTAAAACCCAGTTAGAAAATTTCCTTCAGAGAAAGCCTTATACTACAGGAGTAAAAGAACTTGACAATCTGTTAAAAGACTCTTTTCACTATCTGATGTATCAAGAGTCGATAATGACATATTTAGGTTGGCTTGGCATTGAACAAACAGAAACTTACGCAATTATCAAAAAGATAAGCAAGAAAAAGTTTAAAGAAAAAGAGCTTGCTGAATTGAAACAAAGGTTGTTACAAGGATGGATAAAGAACGTAGGGAAACCCGATGGCTTTGAAAAGACTTGGGATATTATCGAAGCTGCATCAAAGTATTCTTTTAATGCTTCACACGCCTTAAGCTATGCTTATGATTCAGTTTACGGGGCTTACACTAAGGCTCATTATCCTTATGAATTTTACTCGGTTATGATGCAGCATTATTCAGATAAAGGCAACAAGGATAAAGTATCAGCCTTTAAAAAGGAAATGCTCGAATATTCAGGAATTAAGGTGGGTACATACAAATTTGGCTTAGATAACAGAAAATTTAGCATCGACAAGAAAACCCGATGTATCAACCCGTCTTTATCATCAATCAAAAATTTTTCTTTATCTGTTGCAGAGTCTCTTTATCAATTAGGTCTTAATAACTACCCTAATTTTTGTAGTTTGCTTGTAGCATTAAAAGAGAATGGTATATCCGAAAGCCGTATCCAAGATTTGATAAATATTGATTATTTCTGCGATTATGGTGACATGAAACTGTTATCTAAATATCTTGAGATATTCTTAATCTTCTATAAGAACAAAAAAGATGGATTTGCGAAGCAGATAAAAAAAGATAAGGCTTTTTCGCTAAACATTGATTTTGATATTATCCGCAAGTATTGTGAAAAAGAAACCGTAAAGACTTTTATGGGTATAGATTCAAAAGCGATTATAGAGGATCTATCTTCTCTTATAACAGACAAATCTACTCTAAAAGAGAGGCTACAGAGACGTTTTGAAGTTCTTGACTATATGGATGTAATAGACAAAAAGTATTCTGGGTACTGTTTTGTTACAGACTTGAACGTTGATTACTCACCAAAATTAAGCCTTTATGCCCTTGCTAATGGCAACACTATTCCTGTGAAAATTAGCAAGAAGATATTTAAGGACAAGCCTTTAAAGAGGGGGGATATTATAAAGGTATTGGATCAGAATAAGCAACCAAAGAAAAAGAAACTTAACGATAAATGGGTTGATTCCGAAGAAAAGGAATGGTGGATTACCGATTATAAAATCTGCCGATAATTAAATAACGAAAGGAGTGAAGAGTTTGTGTACACGATAAAGCTGGCTTTGCTCTTAGTAGAATATGAAAAATCCATATATAAAAAGTCCACTAAATTATGTTGGTGGTAAGTTTAAATTATTACCTGAAATTATCCCTTTATTCCCTACAAGCATAAACACATTTGTTGATTTGTTTGGTGGGGGGGGTAATTTGAGTGTTAATGTCTGCTCTGAAAGAGTGGTCTACAATGACATTTGTGAGCCGGTTGTGGAACTTCTGCAATTCCTAAAGGAAAATTCCATTGAGTATTCTTTACAGTACATAGACACACTTGTATCGGAATATCAGTTGTCAAAAGAAAATCAGAAAGGATATTTACAACTTAGAAACTATTATAATAGAGAGAATAAGCATCCGTTAGTGTTCTATACTATGATTTGCTATGCTTTTAACTATCAGATTAGATTTAACAAGAACGGTGATTTTAATATGCCGTTTGGCAAAGATAGAAGTAGTTTTAATCCTGTGTTGCGTGAAAAATTTATCACTTTTTGTGACAAACTAAAGACATTAAATATAAAATTCAGCAACCGTTCATTTATAGATTTACGATTAGATAAGTTAGGCGAAACAGATTTTATCTATGCAGATCCTCCGTATTTTTCTTCTGTTGCCTCCTACAACGAACAGAATGGTTGGACTGAGGTGGATGAAAAGAATTTGCTGACACTATTAGATGAGGCTGATAAAAGAGGGGTTCGTTTTGCTCTTTCTAATAATCTCAAATATGATAACGCTATTCTAAAGAAATGGCTACAGAAGTACAACGTTCACTATTTACAAGGGAATTATAGTAACTGCAATTATCACAAAATAGATCGTAGTAAAGATTGTGAAGTGCTTATCACAAATTACTAAAAACATACAATGTTTTTTGTTTGACAAATCGGTATGAAGTGGTATAATACAGGTGTTAAAGAAACCAATTATAAGATTTATAAAAATCAGAAAGGACGAAAAAAATGAATTTAAAAGATGCATTTCGCTATCAGAAGTTTTTGAATAAGTTGTCCGAAGATGCTATTTGCTCTATTACAAGTAGAAAAAATTGTTTAAGGACAATAAAAACTCATAAGCGTTCATTAGTTAAGCCCGATGCAGATGATTATGTTGAAACAATAGACAATGAAAATCCTTTTACTGTTGATGATTTAATTGCTTTTATGAAGGAACTGTCTGTTGAAAAAGAGTATTTGACTTGCCAGATTAACATTGCAAAAAACTCTTGTGATTTTGACATAGACTCTTTGATTGAATCAAATAAAATCAATCAGAATATGTGTAAGGCAATAAAGACAGCTTTAGGTATAATTCCTCTTAGTTACACGGAAAAAGCTAAAGACTACAAATTCGACATTAACGGTACTCAGATACCTTATTACTATGATGTTGAAATTGATGAAGTGAGAACTTTTGATGGTGATAAAGCAAAGGCAATTATGAAGAATGCCATTGCTAACTGTGAAGAAAAATCCAAAGTTATTGAAAGAATAATGATAAATACAGAAGTCAATTATTCAGCAACATATGATGCCAACGATGGTTTCGAAGATATTGTAGTTGATTTCATCATTAGACACAAGAATGAACTTTCCGAAGTTGATGATGTAGACAAGTAAAATGCAAGGGCTTCGGCTCTTTATTCAGGACAAAAGTTTGAATGAAAGTTAATCAACCAATTAGGTTCACTAACCTATTAAATTTACTACACAATAAGTTTATGAAATACTTTTATATAGAAAATTTCAGCTATGTCGCCAATCATTCACTCTAAACATTAACTCAAAATTCACCATTACACTATTTCCAAAAATTCGTCATCTATAATCTGGGCATTAAACATAAAACAACATCAAACGCTATTACGTTTCATATCCCAGATTTCTAAGATATACTTGCCATTTGGCAAACTATAAAGCAGTTATTGCAACACTGATAAAATCCTTCCTTTGTATGTATTTTTTGGTGTTTCTCCTTTGATATAAAATTCAGTGTGAATACTAACTGCTAACAACGAAATTTGGTTAATGAAATTTAGATTTTTGTCTTGAATAAAGAGCCGAAGTTGATTTTAAAAGGAGGTCTATAATAATTTGAGTAACAATAAAGACTGGACAGGTAACAAAAAGACAACTTTTGTTACTCTAGGTGCAAGTAACCATACAGATCACGACAGAGCAGAACACGATTATTACGCCACTGAGCCTAAAGCAGCCGATATTCTATGTGACGTTGAAACATTTGAGGGTAGCATTTGGGAAAATGCTTGTGGCGAGGGGCATTTGTCTGAGAGATTAAAAGCCCGTGGATATGAAGTTAAAAGTACAGATTTAATTGACAGAGGTTATGGGCAGGGAAATGTTGATTTCTTTAAAGTTACTGCCCCACTTGCTGACAATATAGTAACCAACCCCCCTTACTCTTATGCGAAAGAATGGGCTGAACATTCTTTGTCACTTTTAAAAGGAGGAAAGAAACTTGCTCTTTTCCTATCAATACAATTCCTTGAAAGCGCTAAAAGAAAATCACTTTTTGAAAAGTACCCACCTAAAACAGTGTATGTTTGCAGAAACAGAATTTTATGTGGCATAAATGGTGATTTCCGAGCAAAAGACAAAGCAGGAAACGTCATATATAATGAGGACGGAACTCCTAAGAAAATGTCATCAGCTAAGTGTTATGCTTGGTTCGTTTGAGAAAAAGGGTTTAAAGGCGATCCGGTTATCAAATGGATAAACTGATTACATAAGAGAGGTATTATGATCTATAAAGCAGTAATAAGAGAAATTTTGAAAAGAAAAGTTGAAATCGAAGCTGACAGCAAAGTGGATGCTTATTTATTAGCTCATGAGAAGTACAAAAACGGTGATATAGTTCTAAATGCTGATGACTTTGATAAATTCAATATCACAATTAGAACAAACGATAAAACTTAAATTCTATCGGCAAAATATATCTATATATTGTAGCTAACAGAAAGAATAGATACTATATATAGTGTTTTAAATTCTGAATACAAGATACGAAAACTACATTTAGAAAATTAAGTAGATAAGACAGATTAAAGATCAGTTTTATTGGCAAAACACGTCTGTACATTGTGATTAATAAAGACAAGCAACGCTATATGTAGAGGCAAAAGGAGAAAATATCAAGTGAAGTTAGGTAGTCTTTTTGACGGGAGCGGTGGATTTCCGCTCGGTGCAGTGCTTAATGGCATTGAGCCAGTGTGGGCATCAGAGATTGAACCGTTTCCCATCAGAGTAACAACAAGGCGGTTTCCGAATATGAAGCACTACGGAAATGTTGCTGAGATTGACGGTGGCAAGGTCGAGCCTGTCGACATCATCACATTCGGTAGCCCTTGCCAAGATATGAGCATCGCAGGAAAACGAGCAGGACTTGACGGCTCTCGATCAAATCTGTTTTATGAGGCTGTCAGAATAATCAAAGAAATGAGGAAATCGACAAATGGAATATATCCAAGATACGCTGTTTGGGAAAACGTTGCAGGAGCTTTCTCCAGTAACAAAGGAGAGGACTTCAGACGCGTTCTCGAAGCAATGTGCCGAATCTCAGACGAAGAAGTTTATGTGCCTTCGGCTGACAAATGGCAACAAGCAGGATGCATCTTGGGGGGGCATTACTCAATTGCGTGGCGAACATTCGATGCTCAGTATTGGGGAGTTCCCCAAAGAAGAAAACGTATCTACCTTGTCGCAGATTTTGCAGGAGAGCGTGCCACAGAAATACTTTTTAAGTCCGAAGGCGTGTCTTGGCATACTCCGAAGAGCTTCCAATCGAGGCAAAACGTTGCCAGAGGTGCTACGGATTGCGTTGGAGCGGCAATCGCAGTAGAAAACCATCCGAATGACAGCAGAGTTAAATTATCTAAAGATGGCAACGTACAGGTTTTGACATCACAAATGGGGACAGGCGGGGGCAAAGGTGCGTTAGGGTGCAACAATGATCAAGTTTTGTACTGCGTAGATCAAGGCGGTGGCAAGTCAGCTTGCAACGTTGCGGAGAATTTATCTCCTACGCTGACTTGCACTCACGGAGGTGAGCCGTGTGTGGCTTATGTCATTGACAGGGTTGCGTTCAATCAAGGTGTTAACGTTTCTTACGGATTTTATCCGCAGATGAAAGCTGAATCAATAGCTTTTGCTGAAGAAAAGAGCAATTGCCTTGTAAACGGCACAAATCCCGGTTATCAAAACGGAGTGGTAGATAATCACTGCATAGTTCGCAGATTAACGCCTACAGAATGTGCAAGGTTGCAAGGTTTTCCTGACTGGTGGTGCGATGGTCTTGAAAGCGAAAATCCATCCGCAGAAGAAATATCTTGGTGGGCAAATGCGTTTGAAACGCACAGAAAAGTTGTAGGCGAAAGCACTAAGCCGAAAACGAGAAATCAAATTATTAAATGGCTCAAGAATCCTCATAGTGACACAGCAGAATACAAAATGTGGGGCAATGGTGTTGCCCTTCCGTGCGTTGATTATGTGTTGCGAGGAATAGCCGAAAGCGATAAGAACGCTTATTGCTTAAAAACATTACGTTAAAATAACTAACAACAAAGCGGTTGCAAACGCTGAGATACACATACAGAAAGGATTTAACAGTAATACCGGTTAAGATATATGTACATATTCTGTAGAAATACAAAGGTTGGAAAGAATAAATAAAACTGATACTCTAAACAGAGTTAAACTGACAGCAAATATCCTGTTTTCAGGCATTGGTTGTCAAGAAAGAGGATTTGAAAATTCAGGGTTGTTTGATTTAGAAGTGTTAAATACTTCAGATATAAACAAAGATGCAGTAGTTTCTTACGCAGCAGTCCATTGTGGATTAACTAAGGAGATGGTTGAGAACTATTCTGACTATCCTTCAAGAGAAGAAATGGCAGCTTATTTAAAAGTCATAAATCTTGGTTATGAGCCTGAAAAGAATAAGTCATACGATTGGGATAAACTTGCAAGAAGAAAATCTAATGATATAGAAAAGTATTGGCTTGCCTGCAAATTATCTAATAATTTAGGGGATATAAGCAAAATAGAAAAGCTACCGTATGCAGATTTATGGACTTGCAGTTTTCCGTGTACCGACATCAGTTTGGCGGGCAAAATGAAAGGCTTATCCCCTAGTGATTCTACTCGAAGTTCTCTTTTATGGGAAAATATTAGGCTGTTAAAAACGGCTAAAGATGACGGGACTCTTCCCAAATACATAATGTTTGAGAATGTTAAAAACCTTGTTGGCAAGAAATTCATAAACGATTTCAACAATTTGCTTTCTGTTCTTGACGAATTAGGATTTAATTCCTATTGGAAAGTTCTCAATGCTAAAAATTGTGGTGTCCCTCAGAACAGAGAAAGGGTATTTGTAATCAGCATCCGCAAAGACGTTGATAACGAAGCATTTGTGTTCCCCAAACCTTTTGATACAGGAATAAGGCTCAAAGATATTCTTGATGAAAATGTGGATGAGAAATATTACCTTAGTGAGAAAATAATTAAGGGATTTCAGAAGCATAACGAAAATCATAAAAACAAAGGAACGGGGTTTATATGGAAGCCCAAAACCGATGAAGACATTGCTAATACATTAAGGGCAAATGGTTCTTTATCTCCTATGGATAATTCTATTAAGGAAAGTGGAATTAAAATAGCTGGAAGTTTAAATCCTATAAAAATACTTCAAGGAATAGATAAGTCCGTAAATGACACACAAATGATAGAGTTCGCAAACTGTATAACAGCAAGAGAAGATAGAGGTGTTTCAAATAGGAAGAGCGAAGGTACTGCTATTTTAGAGATTCCAAACGAATGTGTACAGGAAGGCAATTTGTCAGGTGGAAAAGGGGACAAGATTTACGAATCAGCAAGAAGATATTACTCTGTCAACGGTTGTTCTCCCACGATACACACCTGTAATGGTGGAAATACAGAACCAAAAATTTCAGAACCTCAGATAACCCATTCTGAATGGAAAAGACAGATGTACGATAGATTTATTGAGGATTCTGAAGGGGAAGTAAGTGGATGTGTTACCAATCAGAGCAAATCTTTCGGTTATAGACCACCGATGAAGGGATATTCGAAGTGTCTTAAAGCCGAATTAAACGATACAGGAGTTGTTTGCAATTACCGTATACGAAAGCTAACACCTAATGAGTGCTGGAAACTGATGGGCTTAACAGAAGATGATTGTGCAAAAGCCGTTGCTATAGGGGGGTCAGACAGTCAGCTTTACAAGCAAGCCGGAAATGGTATTGTAACAAACTGTTGCGAACTGTTAGCAGAACATTTATATAAAGCACAGTACGATAGCACATACGTTTGCACGGATGAAAAGATTAGTTTTACAATTACATAAAAAGAAAGATCAAGGAAAATAAATATGCAGTATTTAGGAGGGAAAAGCCGAATTAGCAGAGAAATTTCGGCGGTTATAAATGAGGTATCAAGGTGGAAAATCAAGGATAGCACAAGAGTTATCACAAATAATATCGAAATACAGCGGGGGGGGAACGTTTGTAAGTCTTTTCTGTGGGAGTTGTTCTGTAGAAAGCAAAATAGAAGGGTATAATAGGAAAATATGTAATGATAAGCATGAATATCTAATTGCATTACTTAATGGAGTAAAAAATGGATATAATTTACCTGAACAAATTACAGAAACCCAATATAGATACATTAAAGAACACAAAGATGAAGACAAAATTCTTTCTGGGTTTGTTGGATTTGGATGTAGCTTTGGGGGTAAATGGTTTGGGGGATACGCAAGGAACAAAACAAATACTAACTATGCTTTGCAAAGCAAAAAATCCTTATTAAAAGATATGAGTAAACTAATGAATGCGGAGTTTATTTGTAAAGATTATAGAGATGTTGAATTACCAATTGGCTGTGTCGTGTACGCCGATCCACCGTATAATAATACGACAGGATATGGAAAAGAAAAATTTGATAGCGATACATTTTGGAATTATATGAGACAAATTAGCAAAGAACATCTTGTTTTTATTTCAGAGCAAAACGCCCCTATAGATTTTACTGCAATATGGAAGAAACCTTTTACAAGAACCCTTGATGTAAATAAAACCAATCAATTTAGAGTTGAAGAAAAATTGTATATACATAAGTGCAATTTGCAAAATTTTTCATTAGTTGTTGAGTAAAAACGATAGAAAAAGTGTTTTATAGTGTCTTGAGACACTTGAAATAAAAAAAACAGAAAGTAGGGTAAAATATGACACATACAGCTAAATGTGAGATATGTAACAAGAATTATGACAACGAATTTAGGACTACTTATATTCAGCGTTCAAGCAAAGAAGCCGATATAAAATGTTGTTGTGGCGAATGCCTAGAAAAAGAAATTACAACAAAACCTCATTGGTTTAGGAATTATTTGCCAGCATATTATGACGGAGGAAGTTTAACAACAACGTTATTTGATACTAAAGAGGAACTTATTGAATGGCTTCATAATAATATAAAAATTTCCTCCGATGAAGTTTTATGCACAGGTAGTAGTGGCTATATTACTGCTGTAAATAAAAGCGGAAAGCATTGGTGGGTTGCTGGGCTTTCAACATTAGGCGAGGGGGATTTACCTAATCGGCAAGAAACAGCCGAAAGATTTGCCTCACAATCACAATCTAACTAAATTTTTAAAATAAAGGAGGTTTGTATGAATCATTCAACAAACTATTACAATATTGATGTAGACAAGCTCATAGACAAGAGTTGTTGCATTGATGACTGCTTTTATCTGAAAGATTTAAAGCAGAGAAAATTATTTATTGACGATGATATATGTCAGGAGACCATCGGAGAAATTGTTAAGCATATAATGCAGTTTAACAAGGAAGATAAAGGAATCAAAAAAGAAGATAGAACTCCGATACTCCTCTATATCACATCTAATGGGGGTAATGTGGATGATGGGTTTGAACTCATTGATATAATCAAAAACAGCGAAACCCCTGTCTATACAATTAACCTTGGTTATCAGTACAGTATGGCATTTCTCATCAATCTTGCGGGGCATAAGCGTTTTGCCACAAAGAACGCAAAGTTTTTAATGCACGATGGTTCAAACTTTTTGTATAGTTCATCTGCTAAGATCAAGGATCAGATGGCATTTCAGAATGTTGTTGAAAAGAGAATTAAGGATTACGTCTTAGCCAATAGTAAGATAACGGAAAAGGAATACTCAAAGAAGTACCGTGTTGAATGGTATATGTATGCGGACGAAGCAAAGAAGAACGGCTTTGTCGATTACATAATTGGGGAAGATTGTAGACTTGATGATATTATTTAAGATTAAGGAGTCCGTTTATGGCAAAGAAGAAAAATACTTCTGAAGAATACTATGGTGAAATGCCAAAGAATTTTAATGACAGACCGTTTTACGATATAGAACTTGATTCAGAACAGCTTGAATTTGCAAATGCAATAATCAATCCAAACATAGATATTATTTTTGTAAATTCTAAAGCTGGTACAGGTAAGACAACAATAGCAACAGGGGCATCTGACATTCTTGTTAAGCACGGAGTATTTGATAGTATTGTTTATATCATGTCCCCTTACGGAGAAAGAAAGCAGGGTTGGCTTCCCGGTAGTATCACTGAAAAGAGTTCTGTTTATTTTGAAGCCTTTTATCAAGCTCTCAATAACTGTGGGATAAATTCTTTCATAGCAATTAACGATGATACGATGGTTAATCAAAAGAATGGGACAGGCTATATAACTTGTATAACTGACACATTCCTTCGTGGTTCAAATCTTGACAATGCTGTTGTGATAATTGACGAGGCACAGAACTGTACTACAGCACAATTAAAAAAGATATTAACCAGAGTGGGCAAAAGGGCAAAGGTTATTGTAATAGGACACGAATTGCAGTGTGATTTAGATAATCCAAACACAAGTGGATTTACTGCCTACATAAACCATTTTAGAGGACACGATAGAGTGGCAATTTGCAATTTAACAACAAACCATAGAGGTTGGATAAGTCAGTATGCTGACGAATTAGAAGAAAGGTAATAAATATGATAGGTGAATTTACATCTGAACTTGTAGACGAATTAGCTGAAATTCTTAATGAGATGTACGAGAATGGAGAGATATAATGAGTCGGTTTTCAGGTAAATGTGATTTTTATGACTGTGTAGCTTCGTTCTATACGTTTGAAGAAATACAGAACAAAGTTAAGATATTTGTCGGCAAGAGCGATAAGCCATTAAAGATAGAAAAGATGACGGATCTAATTCCTTATTATCCTTATCTTATTAGTTTGGGTGCTTATGATATTGTCGATAGAACGGCTACTGTTCATTTAACATCCAAATCTTATATTGACCTTAGAGAACAGGATTCCCTTGATTTTATCCTAAAACAAATCCTCAGATATTATAACTCTTGCAAGCGAAAGAAAATTGATTTTTCTGTTGACGGTGCTGTTAAAAAAGTGTTTGCAATTAGTGATAAAGATCGAGATACGGTAGCTACCGAATTAGCTAATAGAGTTAAAATCAATGGGAAGAAAGCAAGCACAGATGGACTTCACCTATCAATTTATGATTTCTATAGAAAAGAATTAGCAGAAGAAATGGTCGAAAACGGCTTGAATCCTGCTGATTATGGGTATGAAAGATTCAAGTAAAAAAGATGGGAGATGATAAAATGTCGGCTTTACTACAGATAAAGTTGGTAACAGTTTCAGATGTAGCATTGTTCAACGCAACTTGTAATTCCGTTAATTGCAAGACTATACTACGAAGTGACTGTTACGTTGTGGATGCCAAATCGCTTATGGGTATATTTAGCCTTGATTTAAGCAAGCCTGTAACACTTGAAATATCAGACGATAAGTTTACAAGTGAATTTAGCGAATGGACAGTATGAGGTGAAAAAAGTTGATTAAAATTGAAAACACAGATGTCTATGGCTTTGAATCTGCCATACGAGGTATGAGAAACCCGATGAACAGTTGGAATAGAAGCGATAGTAATTGTGAAACAATCATTCGTGATAACGGAAAGTATGTCGAAGATTTTGTTGGTGATAACGATTTGAAACTGATGAAGAATCTTGTTAAAGCAGGGGCAGACCATTCAAAGTTTATGAGAATGATAACGGTAACTTGTGATATAACTGCACCGTTGTATTTTTACAAAGAATGGGACACTTATAAGGTTGGAACAGTCCGAAACTCTTGTAGTACTATGCACAAGATTTCGGATAAGGAGTTCACGCTAGATGATTTTAGTTGTGAAAAATTAATTAATTCAATGTGTATGGAAATTCAAGAGATGCAAAAAGTTCGAGTATCCCCAATGCAGTCCATGTTAACCACAGTTGAATGCTTAAATTCTTATAGGGATTTGTATCTCAAAACCAAATATAAAAAATACTGGTGGCAAATGATACAGCTCTTGCCGTCAAGCTACAATCAAAGATCAACAGTGCAACTCAACTATGCTGTTTTAAGGAATATGTATCACGCAAGAAAAAATCACAAATTAGACGAATGGCATACGTTTTGCGAGTGGGTAGAATCTCTCCCCTATTCTGAATTGATTACAGAAAAGTATGACGGTTCTACAAATGAGTAATTCTATATTAAGTTTAGAGGAAATGCAAGGAAAAGTTGAAAAGAGTAATAATAACTAACGGTTATGCTCGTTCCGGTAAAGATGAATTTGCGAAAATTCTTAATGACTACATAGGGGTTTCAAAATATTCGTCTATAGATTGTGTCAGAAACGGAGCAAGCGAAGCAGGATGGTATAGTGGTGGTAAATCAGATAATGATCGCAAGTTCTTATCTGATTTAAAAAAGTTGTTGACAGATTATAATGACGTTCCTTTCAGAGATTTAAAGTGTATTTATGATGATTTTATAAATGAACTTTATTATCCCAAAAGCGAAATTCTTATATTTGACATAAGAGAACCTGACGAAATTGAACGTGCTGTTAAAGAGTTCAATGCTATAACGGTATTTATCAAGAATGATAACATTATGCCCGTAACGAGTAATTCTTCAGATGCGAATGTTGAAAATTACAATTATGACTATTATGTTGAGAATAATGGTACGTTAGATGATTTTAGAGATAGTGTAAGGACATTTTATCTGTCACTAATAGAAAAGTAAAGGAGTGATGATTTGAAAGTAATTAAGAAAGATGGAACTTTGGAGGACTATGACGAGCAAAAGATAATCAACGCTTGTAACAAAGCTGCACGAAGGGCTATGATAACATTAACAAATGAAGATTATCAAGTTATTTGCAATGCAGTATGGGATAAGTTAGTTGAAAACGACTTAGAAGATACAGAAATATACGATATGCACAACATCGTTGAATCTGTGTTAGAGGACAAGTTCCCAAAAGTAGCTAAGATGTATAAGGAGTACAGAAATTACAAAAAAGACTTTATACACATGATGGATAAAGTATACGAAAGAAGTCAGTCTATTAGATACATAGGGGATAAAAGCAATGCAAATACAGACTCGTCTTTAGTAGCAACAAAAAGAAGTTTAATCTATAACGAATTAAGCAAAGAATTATATAAAAAGTTCTTTTTAACTTATGATGAAAAGCAGGCTTCAAAAGATGGTTATATCTACATACATGATTTAAATTCAAGATTAGACAGTTTCAATTGTGATTTATTTCGTGTTGAAAAAGTAATGAAAGGTGGCTTTGAAATGGGCAACCTTTGGTATAACGAACCTAATTATCTTGATACAGCTTTTGATGTAATGGGTGATATTATTCTTTCAACAGCAGCCCAACAGTATGGTGGTTTTACAGTTCCAGAGGTTGATAAAATGCTTGTTCCGTATGCACGGAAGTCTTATAAAAAATACAAAAAAGAGTACACAAGCATACTATTAGAAACAGTATCTCCGTCAGATATAAACCAATACAAACCCAAAATTAAAAAATATGCTTTAGACAAATTACAGAGAGATTTTGAACAGGGATGGCAAGGCATTGAAATGAAGCTAAATTCCGTTGGTAGCTCTAGGGGTGATTATCCTTTTGTTTCAATGTCTTTAGGATTGGCGACTTCAAAGTTTGGAAAAATGGCTTCGATTTCTCTCTTAAAAGTTCACTCTGAAGGGCAAGGCAAGAAAGGTTTTAAGAGACCTGTTCTGTTTCCGAAGATAATCTTTTTATATGACAAGAATTTACACGGTGACGGAAGTCTAGAATATCCAAATGCAGACGTTTTTAATGCTGGAATAGATTGTAGCAGTAAAACGATGTACCCCGACTGGCTCTCGCTCACAGGAAAAGGATATGTTCCTGAAATGTATAAAAAATATGGAAGGGTGGTAAGTCCAATGGGCTGCCGAGCATTCTTGTCACCGTGGTATGAAAAAGGCGGTATGCACCCAGCAGATGAAGAAGATAAGCCTGTATTTGAAGGTCGTTGTAATTTAGGCGTGGTTTCTTTACATTTGCCTATGATCCTTGCAAAGGCAAGGCGTGAAGGCAAGGATTTTTATTCCGTTCTTGACTATTACCTTGAAATAATCAGAAATCTTCATAAGCGTACTTATGATTACATAGGACAGTTAAGAGCAAGTGTGAACCCAGTTGCCTTTTGTGAGGGAGGTTTATATGGTGGCAATTTGAAGCCGAATGATAAAATCAAGTCTATTTTGCCCCCTATGACAATGAGTTATGGAATAACAGCTCTAAATGAACTTCAAAGATTGTATAACGGAAAGTCAATAAGAGAAGATGGCGAATTTGCTTTAGAAACAATGAAATACATACAGTCTTATATTGAAAGAATAAAAGAAGAAGATCACATTTTATATGCCATTTACGGTACACCTGCTGAAAGTTTATGCGGTTTGCAGATTGAACAGTTCAGAAAGATTTATGGAATCGTTGAAAATGTATCTGATAGAGAATATGTAAGCAACAGTTTTCATTGCCATGTTTCTGAAAATATGTCTCCAATCGAAAAGCAAGATAAAGAAGAACGATTCTGGAATTACTTTAATGGAGGCAAAATTCAGTATTGCCGTTACAATCTCGGTTACAACAAAGAAGCTATTAAAACATTAATCCTTAGAGCAATGGATAAAGGCTTCTATGAAGGCGTTAATCTTGCAATGTGTTATTGCGAAGACTGCGGTTATCAGCAGGTTGAAATGGATATTTGTCCTAAATGCGGAAGCTCTATGATTACTAAAATAGATAGAATGAATGGATTAAACAACTAAATAGTCCATGTAAAATTGTTTAAATTGCGGGAAAGTCCCCATAACCCTAATTCGCTACAAAGAAGCTGGAAACGGCATGCTTGAAAGCGGTGCAAGTTTGTAATTTATAGTCTTAATTGATAGAAACCATAAAAAGTAATTAGGATAGGGATAACCGAGTGTGCAAGTCACTCAAACGCATCGAAGCTCCTTAACAGGTAACGCTGATGGAGAACGTTCAACGACTATAATAACAACATATTTGGGATAGCAGAAAGGAAATTCTATTAGTAACACAAAACGCATTACAAAAGAGCAAACAGAAAATGTAATTTCACTATTTAACAAATATAACTGCGTAGAGATTTCAAAAATTGTAGGAGTAACTCTTAATCAAGTATACGAAGTTAGAAAAAGATATAAATTGACAGATAAACAAAACCCAGTTTTCATTCTTAACGATTTGCAAGAACAAATCCTTTTAAGTGGAAAATTAGGTGATGGTAATTTCAAGAAAAATGGATTAAAAAATTATTATTACCGAGAAAATCATGCTGAAGATGAAAAGCAATACTTAGAATGGAAAATGAATGTGTTTGGAAAAAACATCGTTGCAAAAAGAGGACTATATAAAATAAAAATGAGTGGGTATAATCAGCAACAGCCTTACGGCTTTTCCACAAAAACAAGTCCAACATTTATTACATATAACAATTTAAGCATTCCCAGCACAATCTCAAAATTAGACTACAGAGGATTGATTATGTTTATGTTAGATGACGGTTGGTTTTCTAATCATTCTAAGGCAGGTAATTTTTGCATCTCAGGAGGAAATCTTACAGTAGAAGATCTTGAAGATATATGCTCAAAGTTTGATGAATACGGAATAAATAACACACACGTCATCGGCATCAAGAGAAACGATATATACATTCCATCAAAAAATAACGCCAAATTGTATGAAATGGCAATCAGTTTTATCCCCAAAGACACAGATATTATAAACAAGAAATTTTACAAGATTATGGAACAAGAGTAAAAAATACAAGTCTATCCCAAATATGATTGTATAGTCTACTCCCAATTAAATATTACGAAAGTAAGGGTATTAAGGATTTAGGATTTACTAGAGTTCATGGGGAAACAAGATATAATAAAGCAAAAAATGCTGAAATCAAAGACAGAGTATCTATGTAAAAAGGAAAGGTGAAGTGGTATTATAAATTATCATAACATCACTTGTCCCGATCAAAATAATGGTGACGGTCTGAGAGTTGTTCTTTGGCTCTCAGGCTGTAGCCATCATTGTAAAGGTTGTCAAAACCCACAAACTTGGGACAAAGATAGTGGTACAAATTTTGACGAGAATGCAGTTGAAGAATTGTTAACAGATTTAAAATTTGACTATATTTCTGGAATAACATTAACCGGTGGCGATCCTCTCAATGAAAATAACGTGATAGAAGTGCTAAATTTTCTAAATAAAATCACTGTTTTATTTCCACAAAAAACAGTATGGATATACACAGGCTACACTTGGGAAGAAATAATTAATCCAACGATTGAGGACGATGCAAGTGTTGCCCGTAAAGAAATCCTCAAATATTGTGATGTTCTTGTAGATGGTAGATATATAGACGAACAGAGAGACATCACATTAAAATGGAGAGGTAGCAAAAATCAAAGAGTAATTGATGTTCAGAAGTCATTACAAACAAATTCAGTGGTATTACACTGCGACTAAGGAGTGATTAAAGCAAAATGTACAATATATTAGGTAAGCGGAACAAAGAATCAGATGAAGAATTTATCACATCTAAAAGAGATTTCAATAAAGCTATTTCAAAAGCAGAGAAGTTAAAATCAAGAGGTTGGCGAGAAGTTACGATTATCAATTCCGAAACTATGGATATTGAATACGAATTATATTAAGGAGGAATATGAAACGCTTAAATGTTGGTATAGATATTGATAATGTTATTAACAATCTTGCCGAAATGTTGCTTAAGGTTTTTAACGAAGATACCGGGCAGAACGTAAAACTGTCTGATATAAAATCGTATTACATAGAGCGTTGGGTTGATAGTAAATATTCTGATAAAATAACCGCTTTATTTGCTGATAAGAGAGTCTGGAAACAGATTTCTCTTATCGACAATTGCAGAAATTTCATTCAGAAACTTATTGAAGATGGGCATAGAATAATATTCGTTACAGCTACAGACCCTTCAAATATTGCAAAGAAGTTTAGTTGGCTATCAAGAAATTTCCCGTTTATAGACATTAAAAGAAATTTAGTAATGATACACACGAAACAACTTTTAAGTGAATTAGATGTTCTTGTAGACGATTATGAGAATAACTTGATTGACGGTAACTATTCTAAAATTTTGTTGAACTATCCTTGGAATAATGGAATAAACGATGAGAGATACGGAATAATACGTTGCAACGATTGGCGAGAAATTTACAACGAAATATGCAAGATGGCAGAAACGGAGACAAATGAAGATAATAAAATTTGATACACCTATAATTAAATCATACTCTGAAATGGAGTATGGGGATATTTTTCTAACTGAATTTGGAGATTTTGATAATTGGGTTGAGATTGTGTTTGAAAATTGCACAAGTGATAATTTACCCGACTGGACAAAAATCAAATATCACATTCCCAATGGCACATTAGGCGCTTATTGTTACGAAAATCATCCTATAAACAAAGTTAAATTCAAAGTAATAGGCAAGGAAGAAAGTGAGGATAACAACAATGAATAAATTTGAAAAAGTAAGTTATATAGAATATGTAAAGGCAATTGGTGGCGATATTGATTTGTTTGATGAGTATAATGACATCAAAATTCCTAAAAGAGCCACAATAGGATCAGCAGGGTATGATTTTTTCGCACCTTTTACGTTTACGCTTGAACCGGGAGAAACCATTAAGTTCCCCACTGGTATTAGAGTGTTACTCGACAAAGATAAGTTTTTAGCTATATACCCACGTTCAGGACTTGGTTTCAAGTACAGGGTTCAGCTTGACAATACTGTGGGAATTATAGACAGCGACTATAGCAATTCAGACAATGAAGGGCATATATTCATCAAGATTACAAATGATACAAGAGACAATAAAACTGTCACAATCAATAAAGGTGACGGTATTGCACAGGGTATTATAACTCAGTTTTTTATTACCGATGATGATAGGGCAGACGGTATAAGAAATGGCGGTTTTGGAAGTACAACAAAGGGTTAAAAATGAATAAATTACATAATATAGCCAACAATTACTACAAGAGCATTGTAGCTTCTTTGCTAATTACTATTGTTGCTTATTGCAATTTACTTTGTGAAAATCGTTATATAGGGGCTTTTATGTTCTCTTTTGGGTTAATAGTAATATGCAAATACAATTTAAATCTGTTCACAGGACAAGCCGGATATATAACTATAAAGCAAATTCCTAATTACTTGATTACGATAATCACGAATTTGTTTTATTCAATGTTTTTCTCAGTTTTGCTGTCTTTCGATGAAAACGCTTGCTTAAAAGCAAAAGAAATATGGGCTATAAAAAGCAGTTTAGATGTAGATTCTTTAATGTTTTCATCTTTTTTCTGTGGTGTGTTAATCTACATAGGAGTTGACTATTATAAAAAACATTCAAGTATAATTGGGTTGCTTTTTGCAATTCCCATATTTGTGCTATGTGGTTTCGATCACACAGTAGCAGATACGGTATATTTCACATTGGCTTTTAGCAAGTATTATGTAGCCGATTTGTCCCCTACTGACTTAATAAGATTTTTGATTATAATTATATTTAACATAGCTGGCAGCAAAGTGACAAAAATACTAATGGAGAACAACCAAAAACAGTTTACATAGCAAGAAAACAAAAGAGAGGTATTAGAATGTATATTAATCAATGCTACAAAAAAGACGGTGAAGAAATTCCTATAAAACAAAATTTTAAAAAAACTGATTTCCCAAAACTTAAAGAGCTTCTAAAAAAGAATAAAACAGAAATTGACTATAAAAAATCTGAAATTCTTGCTTGATTAACTCTTTTCGACCAAAATTCACAAATGTTTTTTGGTTGAAAAATAAATTTGAAATATGGTATAATGTAGTAAAGCTTCTTTGCTACATTTTCTTTTTTTAAAGAGAAGGAGACAACAATGACAAAAGATAATAGGAAAACAGCTTTATATATTCGTGTTTCTACAGATTTTCAAGCCGAGGAAGGATATTCAATAGATGCACAAAAAGAAAAATTAGAACAATTCTGCAAACTAAAAGATATAAAAAATTATGAATTTTATATTGATGGTGGTTGGAGTGGTAGTAATATAGACAGACCGCAAATGAAACAAATGATGTCTGATATAAAAGAAGGAATGATAGATTCTGTTATTGTGTACAAGTTAGATCGTCTATCTCGATCTCAAAAAGATACAGTTTTTCTTTTAGAGGATATATTTATACCCAATAACTGTAACTTTATTTCTCTAAACGAAAATTTTGATACAACAACTCCATACGGCAAAGCTATGATAGGCATCCTTTCTGTATTTGCCCAACTTGAAAGAGAAAATATCAGAGAACGTACTCGCATGGGTATGTATGAGAGAGTCAAAGCGGGACTGTGGATGGGAGGTGGAAAAGTACCATATGGGTATAGTTATGATGCTAATAAGAATATACTTGTCACAAACGCAGATGCAGATAATGTCCGTAAGATATTTGATTTGTATATACAAGGCTATTCAGCTTGCTATATAGCAAAACTTTTTAATCTTTGTAATGATTCACAGGTTAGGAATATATTAAAGAGAAAAACTTATCTTGGCAAGATTGAGTATAATGGTGAAGTTTTTGATGGTAAGCATACTCCTCTTATTTCTCAGGAAATTTACGATAAAGCACAAGAAGAACTTTCAAAAAGAACATCTAAAGACCAACAAAAAGACGTTTATTTACTCACTGGACTTATAAAGTGTGGTGTATGCGGAGCATCAATGAGGTATCAAAAATGGGGGAAACACGTTAAAATTTATTGCTATTCCCAACAAAGCAGTAAACCAAAACTGATTCGTGATCCGAATTGCGATAATTATAAAAATGACAGCGATGAAATTGAAAAAGCAGTAATTGATGATTTGCTTCGTAGGACAGAGAATATCGTGGGGGTAAAAGATGTAAAAAACACGTCAATATCAGCTATAAGCATATTAAATAACAAAAAGAAAACAATCGAAGAAAAAATAAAAAAATTATATAATCTTTGTTTAACTATGGATGATGACCTGCTTAAAGAAACTATTTCAGAATGCAAAACAGAATTAGACGAAATAAACAAACAGATTGAACGAGAAAAAGTGATTGGAGATACCATCAATAAAATTAACGAAAAACATAATACTATTAACAATCTAAAAAGTAATTGGGATAATATGCCTTATATGGAAAGAAGAATGGCTATTAAGATTTGCATAAAAGAGATTATTATCAACAAAGATGCGATTGATATAGTTTACAATTTTTAGAAAGGAGACTTTTTTCACCCTCCATATGTCATTCCTATGATAATGGGCGAATTGCGGCGCTACCTGAGGGACTCAGGCTCAATCCGTGTTAGCCGTTCA